GCGGCAATCCCTCCCTGGCGCAGATCAAGGGGCTGTTCGTTGGCGCCGCTCTGACGGTACCGGATGTCGGCTCCGCCATATGCTTCATCTCGTCGGTGAGCGGCCGATCGATTTCCGGCCAAATCCAGGTTACCAGCGCGTCGACAGGTCAAACCTCGTTCGCCAGTTTCGCCGTCGTAAACCCGCAAGGAATCGGATGAGATGGCCGGAACGACGAATGTTCCCCAGATCCAATGGACATCGGCCGGGTTTCTAGCGCCATCGGGCCCATCCGTGCTGGCTGGTGTCCAACTCGACATCAGCGGCGCATTCGGGAGCGCGCTCAGCTACGGGCTGACGACACCGCAGGGGCAATTGGCGCAGTCCTGGGGCGCGATCATCGCCAATACGTATTCGACCGTGATCTACTACGCGAATAATTTCGACCCGGCCTATGCATCTGGCCGGTTTCAGGATGCGCTGGGGCGCTTGATTCCCGGCTTTGCCCGGCAGCCCTCGGAGCCGACCGCGCTTCAGATCATCTGCAATGGCGCGCAGGACGTTCAGATCCCGATCGGAGCGTTGGTCCAGGACATCAATCTGAACCTCTACCAGTGCGTCCAGGCCGGCACGATTCCCGTCGGAGGGGCGATCACGCTATCGTTTGCCGCGGTGGTGCCGGGCCCGCTGGCGGTGCCTGCCACGGTGACGCTGACGCAACTCATCCCCGGATGGGATTCCGCCACCGTGCTGTCGGGCGCGATCGGGCGCAACGTCGAGAGCCGGGCGGCATTCGAGACGCGGCGGCAGGATAGCGTCGCCGGCAACAGCTTCGGCCCGGTCGGTGCGATCATCGGCGCCGTCGCCGAGGTGCCAGGGGTTCTCGACTATTACGGCGTCGCCAACCCGACGAACGGCACCGTGGTCATCAACGGGGTCTCGATCGCCGCCTATTCGACATATATCTGCGTCGCCGGCGGCGCGCCGGCGGCGGTGGCGCAGGCGATCTGGTCGAAGAAAAGCCCTGGTTCGCCGATGGTGGGCAACACCACGGTCACGGTTTACGACTCCAACCCGCTGTATTCCGCGCCGGTTCCGTACCAGATCACCTATGAGATCCCGCCAGCGCTTCAGGTGCTGTTCAAGGTTGTGGTCGCTAACGGCCCGCTGGTCCCGTCGACATTCCAGACCCAGATCCAGAGCGCGATCCTCGCGGCGTTCTCGGGCCAATCCCTGCAGGCCAATTTCACCGGGTCGGTGGCGGGTACGACGTTGACGGTTTCCGCGGTGAATTCTGGAACGCTGTCGATCGGCCAGACGATCGATGACCTCACCGGCAACCTGGTCGCCAATACGACGATCACCGGGTTCGGCACCGGGACCGGAGGAATCGGCACCTATTCTGTCAGCGTAGCGCAGACCGTCACCAGCGAGCCGATGACATCGGCGACCACCACCACCGGGACGACGATCCCGCGAGCACGGATCAATTCTCAGCTCTATGCGATCCAATATGTTCCCGCGGTGGCGGCATTGGGGACATGGGCGCAGGTCGCTGCGATCGGCATCGGATCAGCCAATGAATCCGATGCGGTGGTGGTTGGGAATATTTCCGGGAACAATCTGACGGTCACCGCGGTGACGTCAGGAACGTTGGTCACAAACGACGCGCTGTTCGACGTGCTGAATCTCACACTGAATGCCACCTATATCACCGGCCAGACCAGCGGTACCCCGGGTGGAGTCGGCGTCTATACGGTCAATCAACCCCAGACGCTATTTGGCGCGACGTTCACGGGCACCGGATCAGGTTTTAACTTGACCGTTACGGCTGTGACCGGCGTGATTGTAAACGGCAATGTTCTGACCGGTACCGGCGTTCCGGCCAACACCATCATCGTCAACCAAACCAGCGGCACGCCCGGCGGTGCTGGCGTTTACGTTACGAGCAATACCACGACGTCGAGCGGTGCGGCGCTCACCACCAACGGAGTCTTCACTGCGGCGTCGGCCGATCAGATCGTGATCCAGGTCAACGCGAATCAGGTCCCGCAGCTCACTGCGGCGAACATCTTGGTCTCGCACACATGACAGATTCAGGTCCGCCATATCCCAGGTTCTCGCCAGGCTTCACGCCCGGGACCAACAGCATTGGGCAATTTCAGATCGGAATTTCTCCGCTCGGAGAGCTCTCGCCGTGGGACCCGTGGACGACTTTACTTAGTCAATACAGTAATTCACCGATCATCACCGGCCTGATCACATCGTTCAACGCGGCGATGGACCTGACGCAGTTCTACGAGCAGTTCCTGGAAAACGAGGTGGATATCACCACCGCGGTCGGCTATGGCCTTGACGTGCTCGGCCGGATCGTCGGCGTCACCCGCGTGTTGAAATTTTCCGGCTTGACGCCCAGTTTCGGTTTCAACGAGGCGAACAGTTGGACCGGATTCAATCAGGGCAGTTTTGCCAGCGGTTCGTCGTCGGTTTCCAATTTCATTTTGCAGGACTCGGATTTCCGCCGGCTCATCCTGGCGAAGGCGGCCGGCAACATTTCCGATGGATCGATCCAATCGACGAACAGCATCCTGCTGCAGCTTTTCCCCGGCCGCGGTACTGCCTACATCGCCGACAACCAGAACATGACGGCGACCTATACGTTCAGTTTCCCGCTCACTCCGGTCGACCTAGCCATCCTGCAGACACCCGGCGTCTTGCCCGATCCGGCTGGCGTCGGTATTAACATCGCAGTCCCGCCGTCATGATGGGAGAAAATTACCGCATGAAGAACCGAATCATAGCGGCCCTTGTCGCGGCGCTGGCGCTGTTCGGCGCGAGCGGCGCGGGCGCCATCCAGCAGGCCAATGTCCCGCCAAAGTTCGCGCTGACCTGGGGTGCGTTTGCGGCGACGCCGTACATCCGATCGATCCCGCAACCATCGCAGATCGGCATCACGAATTGCTCGGCCTCGCTGACGGATGGGTTTCCTCCGCTCACATTCGTGCCCGCCGCGGCCGGCGGCTGCGCGCCGTTCGGGCAGGATTTCAACGGCATCCTGCGGCAGATCACCCAATGGGATCAATGGACCTCTGCGGGGGGCCCGACATACTATGACGCGACATTCGCCACGGGTGCGGCGAACGGATACCCCAAAGGCGCCATTCTCCAATCCACGATCGTACCTGGCGATTTCTGGCTTTCGACCGCCGACAACAACACCTCAAACCCGGACACTGGCGGGACGAATTGGGTGCCGCTGCCGAGCACGTATCAGACCGGCTCGATCGCGTGGACGTGGACGACCGTACCCTCTGGATGGGTCAACCTGAACGCCTCGACTACGATAGGTAATGCGTCGTCCGGTGCGACAGTGGCCAACTCGACGACGCAACTTCTGTACGCGCTGCTGTGGAATAATTGTTCCAACACGCAATGCCCGGTCACCGGAGGGCGCGGCGCGAATGCTGCAGCGGATTACGCCGCGAACAAGCAGATCGCTGTGTTCTCGATGGCTGGCTCCATGCAAATCGGAAACGATCAAGGCACCGGCGTCCTGAATGGACTCCCTGTTATCTTTGGCGGCGGTCCGAACTTCAATCTATCGTTGGTCGGAGAGGTTTTTCATACCAACGCCGTCGGAGAACTTCCCGCTCACACGCACAATATCAACATCACGAGCAGCATCGAGAGCGCCGCCCACACGCATACCGGATCGGGTACGACCGGAAACGATAGTCCGGATCATTTCCATTCGGTCGAGGGTTTTGGGGGTGGGGGCGCCAATGTCGCTGGCGGCGGCAGCTTCAACAATTCCAATGTCAACACGTCAGGGGCGAACACGCGTCATCAGCACGCCTATTCGTTCACGACGAGCACCGAGAGCGCCAACCACACGCATGTCGTCAACGGCGCCACCGATGGCGGTAACGGGCTTTTCAACACGCCGGCAAACAACACGCCGAGGTCGATGGTTGGCATATGGATGATCAAGCTATGAAACGCGCAGCGCTGCTTCTCATTGCCGTATTTTTCGCATCGACGGCATTTGCCGCCGAACCGGCAAAGATTCTGAAGTCTCAGGTTGGGCCGTCATTCCAGGCCGACGTCGCGGCCTATGCCAAGGAAATGACGGACTGGAAAGCCCACATGGCTGCCGTCGCTGCAGACAAGGCCGCAGGCCTGCCGAAGGAAAAAGCCCATGCGCCATTCCCGCCGCCGACCGCCCCAGCTATCGTTGCTGGCGCCGTCGACGACACCGGAACACCGAACTACGTGATCGTGGATGACGGTCCGACACCAGATCAGGTTCTTGCGGCGAAGAAACAGGCTCTGATCAGTGAGATCCAGGAGGCCGAGGTAGCACAGATCGAGAAAGTCATCCCCGCCGCCAAACTCCGCGCCGCCGAGTTTCGCGCCGCCGACATACAGGTGGCGGATGCTGCGGCGGTAGAACAATCCCTGCGCGCAGTCGATGCGGAGCGGAACAAGTTGGCAGCTCTCAATAGCCAACAAGAGAAAATTGAGATGAAGCTGGCCGCGGAGCAACCTGGACTGATCGGAACGGCCATGCAATCTCTCACCGGTCTTGGTGCGGTAATTGCCTCTGATCTGGCAGCCGCAAAAGCGCTTGATCAGCCGATCGCCGATCAGGCTGCGATGGTGAAGGAGGCCGAGGCCGCCTATGCCGACCGTCCCGGCCTGATGGCAAAGACCAGATCACCCGCCGATCACGCCTTCATGCTGGCGCGAGAGGCCAATAGGAAGACGGTCGAAGCGATTCACCGATGGGCAGCGCAGGCGATGTCGGACGTTTCCGATCTGACCACGGCGAATGTCGATGCGTGGAAACTGACACCGTTTCAGAACTGAGGGAAATCGATGCGCCATTTGAAAGCGGCCCTCTTCGCGTTGCTGGCGTTCCTGCCGGGCGCTGCGCTGGCGCAGAGCAACCCCGGCTGGACTTACGGGCAAGTTCCAACCACCGCGCAATGGAACGCGGAGTGGGCATCGAAGCAAGACTATCTCGGTGCGCCACCGATCCTGACGTCCGGCGGCATCATGACCGGGGAGTTGACCACGGCGCCCGCGACTGCATCGAGGTCAGGCCTCAACATCTCGCCCGGTGTTACGCCGACATCTCCTGTCAATGGCGACGTGTGGGACACCTCGGCGGGGTTTTTCTTCGAGGTCAACGGCTCGACGGTCGGTCCGATCGGGGTTGGCCCATGCGCGACATGCGCGGTCGTCAACGCCACGAACATCTTTGCCGCTGAACAGATCATCAACCTGAACGCGACCACGTTGCCGGCGGCAATCACGGGCGCCGCCCTGAACGTCGGAGCAGCGAATGGTGTGGTGGGCCGCATCCAACTCAATGCGTTCGGTCAGCCATCGACGTTCTCGGGGGTTTCCTACGGCGGGACCAACGCGAGTCCAACCGCGATCACATCGGGCACCGAGGTCGGATCGTTCAACTCATGGGCGTACAACGGCGCGGGTCTGACGACGACGGCGATTGCATCTTATCGGATCTATGCGGCGGAGAACATCTCGTCCGGGCATCAGGGCAGCCAGGCCTGCGTGGCGACGACACCGATCGCCTCGGCGATATTGGCCAATGGACTATGCCAGAATGCCAGCGGCGGCATCACGATCGGATCGCCGACCGGGGGTGACAAGGGCATCAGCACCCTCAATATTGCAGGCCTCATTTACAACAACGGTACCGCACCAACCGGGACTGGCGGCTATGTGCTCAATACATCGCCAACGATGATCACACCAGCGATCACGGGTACGATGACGACGTCAGGTCAGATCGCATCGACCCTCGCAACAGGTACCGCACCATTCTCAGTGGCGTCGACCACAGTGGTCGCGAATCTAAACGCATCATTTATCAATGGCGCCAATTTCGCGACGCCGGGTCCGATCGGGTCGGGAACGCCGAGCACGGGAGCATTCACCGCTCTTACGGTCAGCGGGACCGCGCAGACCTTCCCCGCAAGCGGGTTGATCGTTGGGACGACCGATACGCAAACGCTCACGAACAAGTCGATTGCCGGATCGGAGATCAATTCGGGGACGGTTTCTGGCTCGTTCATGTCGGCCGCGAATCTAGCCTCATCGGGCAATGGCGGTGTCACCGGAAATCTGCCAGTCACGAACTTGAATAGCGGAACGAGCGCATCCTCATCCACTTTCTGGCGCGGAGATGGCACATGGCAAACGCCAGCTGGATCAGGAAACGTCTCGACCAGCGGCACACCAGCGGCCGGCCAGGCTGCAGTATTTGCCAGCGCCACCACCATCAAGGGCACCGGACCGATCACGGTTAGCACGGCTCTCAACTCTGGTACAGCAACCGGAACAGGCGGATTTGTTTCCGGAACGTACACGACACCGACCGCCAACGGTGCCGTATCGTGGCTGGAGATTCGCGGCTGCGGCGGCGGCGGCGGCGGCGGGTTCGGAGGAACCGGAACGACAGTTGCAGCCACAGCAGGATCTGCCACGACATTTGGATCATCATTCTTGACCGCAAACGGCGGTGGCGCAGGCAATGGTAATAATGGCGCCGCGGTCAACGGCGGTACGGCCACAGGAGGAGATCTGAATTTTACAGGAGGAGCCGGCGGCCCGGGAACCGGGACAACCGGAAACGCTGGAATCGGAGGTGATAGCGGATTTTATAGTGGCGGTGGTCCAATCTCGACACCGGGAAATGCAGGCACGGCCGGGATCACAAATTCAGGGGGAGGAGGCAGCGGCGGAACGGCGCTTGCTGGCGCTGGAGCTGGAACTGGAGGTGGCGCAGGAGGATGTTTCAGCAAGATAGTCAATGCGCCGAGCGCGACTTATTCCTATAGCGTTGGCGCGGGAGGGGCTGCAGGCACGGCATCTACAGGCCAACCTGGCGGAGCGGGGGCTGTCGGATCAATCTACGTTCTTGAGCATTATTCACCATAGCAAGGAATCAACGTGAAAAAAATATTAGCAGCACTGTTCCTGTTGTCGATCGGATGTCTTCCCGCAAATGCTCTGACATGGAATGGGTTCACATATTTCATGAATCCGCCCGCAGCCGGCTGCACGGGCAATCAATGGACGCTGATCATGCCGACCGGGCCGGTGTCAAATGGCGGCCTCGGATATGCCGCACCACTCCCTTTGATAGCCGGCCTATCGCAGCAGCCATTTTGCCAGACCGTGGTCGGCATGTGGATTCCTGGGGCCGATGGCGGGCTCGACGACTACGGCTATAACGCCGCGCAGTTGGGGCCATTCTCTGCATTTATCACGTCGAATTATTCGCTCGCGGCGAAACCGAATTGCTATGCGCAATCGCGCGGAGGCTTGCAAAACTTCAATGCTCCGGCATCGATGTGCGCTCGGATCGCGGCAGTTTTCCCCGTGACTGACCCTGCTGTCTTCCCGTCGCTTCAGGCATCGCTCTATAGCGCCTATGGCGTGACCGCGGCCGGATTCGCTGGGATCCAGAGTTCAGTCACGCCGAATCTGAATGCAGCAAATTTTGCAGGCGTTCCGATCCAGATCTGGCATGGGGACAACGACACGACGGTCCCCGAAAATTTGACATCCTCGATCTTCTGTCCCGCGGTCGGGTCGAGTTGCTCGCTCTTGACGATCCGGACGTTGGGTCATCAGCCTGGGTATTTCAACCAAGACGTCATGAGCTATCTGGCTGGAATCCCGGTCACGCTCGGCGGTCCGACGTTGACGTCAGTCGGCTGGCAAGAGGCGGTGACGCTCTCGGCGACGCCAACGCCGCAATTCCTCGTGCCGGATCTGATCTACACCGATTTGAACGGGGATTATAATCCGGCCACAGGCTGTTTCACGCCGCATGTCGCAGGCGTGTACCATGCCGACGCGACGCTGTATTTCCCCTCGGCTCCGGCGAATACCGTGTTCTATGTGTCGCTGTACGTTAACGGCGGCATCATCAAGGCCGATGAAGAGAATGGCACCGGTGGCGTGCAGACCACGAAGGTCAGCGCCAGCATGTGGCTCAATCTGAACGATTGCCTCAACATCCGGTCGTACAACGGTGCTATCATGGTCGCCAACCCCACGGGGTTCGTATCGAACTTCATTATCTCGAAAGAATCCCAGAACTAAGGAGTTGATCGATGCGCCATCCTTTCGAGATCCTGAAGCCGGAATATTCTCAACTGCTCTCCGCGATGGTGATCCGGAAGGAATGCCGCGCCGAGGTCGACCACGTCGCGATGAAGTTGGTCGGGTTCAAGCCTCGGTAGCAACAAATCTGATTTTGGGCTAAAAGGACGGGCGGACGGTTGTTTCAGCAACCGCCGCCCTAATCACATCAAGCGTCTGGAGCGCGAGACATGACTAAAAAGCTTAGAGCAGAGGTCCGAGAATCCCGCAAGACTTTGACGGTTGAACGTCTCAAATATCTCTTGAGTTATGATCCAGAAACCGGAATTTGGACGCGGATCGTTACCCTAAATCAGATGTCCAGAAAGGGTACTGTCGCGGGAACGGAACATAAAGCTAAACGCAGTTTGGCTATCTACATCCGCATCAAAATTGACGGAAAGGGCTATATGGCCCATCGATTAGCGTTTCTGTATATGACTGGCAGTTGGCCGGTAAATCAGCCAGACCATAAAAATACGATCGGAACCGACAATCGATGGGAAAATTTGAGAGATGCTACGTCCTCTCAAAATATCGCCAACAAGAAAAAGGACTGCAGGAACAAATCTGGTTTCAAGGGCGTCTACTACAGCACGCAATACCAAGCCTTCATCGCCTCGATAAAAATTCGAGGTAAAACCACAAAAATTGGTATATTCGATACCGCAGAACTGGCTTCTATTGCTTATGAGAGACGCGCTAAAGAGGTCTTTGGCGAATTTGCGAGGGCATGAGATGAAGCATCCATTTTCGGTTTTGCAGACTGAATATTCTCATCTGATATCGGTGATGACGGTCCGCGAAGAATGCAAGAAAAGCGTGGATGAAGTCGCCATCAAACTCATCGGTTTCAGAAGCCGATATAAGCCGGTCACCGATGCCATAGGGGTTCCGATTGTTTTCATCGCATCTTCTTTTGAGCGCGAATCCGGCAGCGACTTTCGCAAAAATCCAGCCCAGGGATGGTGGCTTACAAGCATATCTCGCGACATCCCCCATAATGGACCATTCCCGGATTGGAAATCCGCGGCAATTGCGGCGTACCGGCTCAACGGTCTTGATCAGGTCGGATCTGCGAATTGGACGTGGGAGCTTATTTGCTTCTACGGTGAGATCTTCAATGGAACGGGCTACCGTGACGTTCACCATATGCACTCGCCATATTTGTGGGGGGGTACGAACATTCAGACGATTGGAAAATACACAGCCGATGGCGAGTTCGACTCGACGAAATGGGACGCGCAGCTCGGCATCGTCCCGGTCGCCCGCCGGATGGTCGAGATTGACCCGTCGTTGGCGCTGCCGAGCGCAGCGATTGCGCCGCCAATCCATTCCGGCATCGCGGCGCCTGAGACCGGCGTCGATACGAAGTGGGTCCAGACCGCGCTGAACAAGTTGGGCTGGGAACCCCCGCTGCACGTCGATGGCAGCTATGGCGACAAGACGAAAAAGGCGGTGGAGCATTTCCAGCGTTCCTACAACCTCAAGGTCGACTTCGCCGGGCCCGAGACCGTGGCCGCACTTAAGGAAGCGCTGGCTGCGCTCGACGCGCCGAAGGAAGAGCTCGCCTCGCCGAAAGCCTCGACGTGAGCCTGTCCAGGGCGGAGATGCTCCAGGCGGTCAAGGATGGCCTGATTGACGCGACCAAGGCGCGCGCAGCGAACTGCGCCACCAACGGCATCGGCGAGGGCGTTCCCGCTGCTGCGGCGCAGTTCGAGAACGGCATGAAAGAGCTGAAAGACGCTTACGCCGCCTTCTGCGCCGTGATAGACATAATTTTCCCCGAATAGGAGATCCTGATGCGCCGACTTCTCATCGTACCGGCCCTGCTGCTGTCCTTGGTTCTGCCGGCTGCAGCGCAGTTTCCAACCGGGCCCGGCGCTCCCGCCGGCGGACCTGTAGCGATCGGTCAGGCGCAGCTCGTCAAGGACGATGTTGGCAAGGTGGCGCTCATCTCGGCGCCAGCGCCGCCCTCTGGAGGTCTGATCCAGTTTTCCGCCTTCGGCTGGCTTGAGCCATACGTCGACTCGGTCGCCAATGCGCTGATCCTGGCGCTCGTCGGGTACATGGCAACCGTACTCAAGACGAAGTGGAATATCGACCTCGACCAGGGGCACCGCAACGCGCTGACGACGTTTCTGCAGAACCGCGCTGCATCGCTGATCTCCGACGGCGCCGTGAAAATGCAGGGCAAGTCCGTGCAGGTTGACAACGCGATGTTGGCGCGCGCGGCGAATCAGGCCTCGTTGGCGATCCCGGGCGTGCTGAAGCGATTCGGCCTGACGCCCGACGTGGTCGCCGCCAAAATCGTCGATGCCATCCCGCAGACGACCGCGGGTGCGGCCATCATCGCCGACGCACATAAGGACAGCCCGGACGCGCCTATTACGGTAACCGATCGCCCCGCGCCGATGGCTGCCGCCGCCCCAAGCTTCCTCGTCCCGCCCACGGCGCCGCTGACGGCCGCATAAGGAGTCGACATGAATCAGTTGCAACGGTCGGCATTGATTGTCCTGGTCGGCGCATTGGTTGCGATGGCCATCGCTTCATTCGCGCCATCACACTCCGCCTCATGCGCTCCCGGCTATGAACAGGCCTGCGACGCCCGCGACCACGGCGCGCATCCATACTCGGGTCACGGCCACTGATGCAGAAATGGCACGGTCGGGGATAATCCGACGCTTGCAACCGTGTTTCCTCTTTCGGCCTTGACGCTGCTGGCGCAATTTCCGCCGCATCGTTCACCCTGAGAGGATAACCCTCATGAAGCATTATCTTCACATCGTCGCTGCGGCACTCGCTGCGGCATTTCTGGCCGTTCCGGCGATCGCCGCCGATATCGCCGTCAAGGCGCCAGCAACCCCTGTCTTCACTGGATACCCGTTCGGCACTTCCGGATTTTACGCCGGCATCTTCACCGAGGCCGGCGGCGGCCCGGTAGTCGCCAGCGTCCCTGGCGTCAACTCGGCCAGCCTGACCACGACCACGGCAGGCGTCGGCCTGAATGCCGGCTATGCCTGGGGCAGCAAGTCCAGCATGTTTGCCTATGCGATCGAGGGCAAGGTCAGCGCGACCAACTTCAACGGCGCCAACGCCGGCTTCTCGGTCTCGGGCCCGATCTCGTTTGAGGGCACCGGTCTGATCTGGACGCCCGTTTCGACCATCCAGAATGCGCTCGGTTTGCTGAGCCTGCCGAATCCGTTCAGCAGCGTCGCACCCTTCCCGCTACTCCCAGCCGGCGTGACAGCCAGCAATGTCCAAGCCGGGTTCGGCGCCGGCTTCCGCGCCGACGACGTGACGGTGGCATTTCTCGGCGCCGGATCGAACAAGGTCTGGTCGTTCTCGCCCAAGATCGAGTTCGACCTGATGGAACAGCTCAGCAACGGTTCGGCCGTTCGCGAATATGTCGAGACCGTATTTCAAAACAAAGGCGTCACGTTCGGCGGCCCGGTCGGAGTAACGTCGACCGTGGGCACGAAGTATCTTGCCGGCGTCGCCGTCGAGTTCTGATCGGATCGCGCGCGTCGCGCGAATCATGACAACTGATGCAACCGGCCTTGATTCCATATATGCAGGAATCAGGGCCGTTTGTTTTTGGTCGCCCAGGACAATTTCGGAGAGTAGGATGCTACCCGATGACCCTGGAGAACTTGGGCGATTTTCTCGAAAAAGTGTTCGCGTTCATCGCAGCACATGGGATCGCTGGAGCCTTCGCGATCCTGTGGGTGTCCGCGGAGTTCAGGTGGTGGATGGAACGGGACGAGCGGAAATCGGCGCAGGCCGAGTTGAAGCAAGTGTCGAGAGACACCACCGAATCAATGAACGACACCGCGAGCGCAATCGACAAGATGGCCGAAGCGCAGCGATCGACGAATGGAATTTTCGATCGAGTTCTGAACGTGAAGCCGACGAACGGGCGAGGCCGGCGATGAGCACGTGGGTGAGGCTCTGGGAAAAGCTGACGGGGCGCCCCCATCGGCTCAACGATTCGGAGCGCGTGCACGTCGCAGCAGAGCGGCTCAGAGAACGAACCTCCATCCTGTCGGCCAAACTCGACCCTCTCATTGCGATCGCAATTGATTTCACTACCGACGATCAGAAGGAAGATGAATGATGCAGACCTTGATCGCTCTGAACGAATACGCGAACACCGAGTCGGCCATCGTCGCTGTGATCATGCTCCTCGTTTTGTTCGTCTACATTTACGAGCTATTTCGGCTTCTCCGCGGGCATCTCAGCCCGGTTAAGTTCGAGCGATTCGACGAGGACGACATCTATCGATGCCTGATCGGCGTCGCCGGGTTGTTGTGTTTCGAGGGCGCCGGCGCCGCCATCACGCGGGTCACCGTCTGGTATTGGCGCCGGATCGGGATTGGAGGTGGGGGCGGTCCTATGAATTCCACCCAGGTCACGCTGATGATCATCGGGGCGTTTTTCCTGATCATTGGGCGCGTCGGGGTGACCTATTTCCTGACGCAACGAGCGCTTGGGAATTGGCCGTGGATGCTGTCGGTCGCAGCTGTCGTGGTTTCGACCGCTTGGTATTGGGGATAGGGACATGACCGCCGAGGTTCATCGCTTGGTCACCAAAAAGGAATTCGAGGACCGCCTATCCAAAGCCGAGGATCTATCGATCGAGAGAATCGGTGCGGCGAAGGAATTGGCGCAAGAAAGATTCGCAGCCGCTCTTGCTGCGGTCGACGTCGCAGGAAAGGCGCTTGAGAAGCGATTCGATAGCGTCAACGAGTTTCGTCAGACTTTGATTGATCAGAATATCACGTTCGTAAAGTCGATCGAATACAACGCCCAATATAAGGCTCTCTCCGACAAGGTCGACTTGCTCGGAAAGACCAATCCCGCGATCCTGATCGGCGGCGTCAGCATCATCGTGGCGATAGTGATTGCTCTGATCTCCGGCGCGATCCAATTGGGCAGCCTCCAAACTCACGTGCAGATCGATTCTATGGATGTCGCCAAGTTGAAGGACGACGAAACCAATCGGATCGTCGAGCATGCCGGTGAGAACGTCGAGCGCGGGAATCTCCAGACCAGGCAGTCCATAACGGAAAAGGAAATTGACCAGATCAGATCCGACGAACGCGACAAGCTTCCGTCGCTGCAGGCTTTGATCGAGAGGATCTCTAAGCTTGAAGTCGAACTGAAAAATCAAAAGTGAAGCCATGGCGTCGGTGCAGTGGAAATGCCTAGCGGCCGTCTCAAAGAACGGCGAGGACATGTTCCTATTCAAACCGGACCCGCCGGATGGCGGATCGCATCTGATGGGCCAGATCTCAAAGGCGATCGTTCAATTCGCGATCGGCGAGACCTGGGAGGTCACATTTCGCAAGGTCGAGCCGGAGGCGCCTTGAGCCAATCGACCCTTCGAATCCACGATCCGCACCGATAGCCCCCGCTCCGGACTTCATTGTCGACGCAGCACAACGCTTTCATCACGTCATCCTCCGGAACCGAGATTGATTTGTTCCAGTTGCCGCAGTTCGAGCAGGTTCGGTGCCCGATCGGCTCAAGGGCGCTCATATCGGAAGCCTTTTACTCTCTCTGAATTTCGGCAGACCAATCAGCGGCAAATGGCGGCTGTAAAGTCGAGCCAATTCGCGGGGGAATGCCCATGCGCCTTGCACCTTAGCGATGCGCCGGTATTTGATGAAGAGTTGAGCATGAAGTCGCTGAAGATGCGGATGGCCCGCACCTTCATCCGACCAAATATCATGCCATGCGAAATCGAATCTGGCACCGCACGGCCGCCAATTGAGCGCGTCGTCATGATGGATCGTTACGCGTTGGTTGTTGGCAAATTCCGGTCCGATGACGCGGATTATGCTCTTGTCTATTTCGATCACATCGATTGCGGATACCTGAGGATTCGCAAGCAAGCCACGCACCACGCATCCGAGGCCCAATCCCGTGACCAGCACGCGGCCACGCGCGGTCATCCAGATCGGGAGGTGCTTCCGGAGTTCTCGCGCGGAATCTTCCATTACGATCTCACCCCCGCCTTCCAGATGGATCGTTGATGCCGTGTAGCGCCGCAACAGCGTGTAATCATCGAACCCACCAAGCATGTATTGCGATAGAGAGTTGTCCGCCTTCACGCGCTGGATTGACCACAAGCCGAACTCTTGTGGCCGGATCATGTGCGGCACGCGCGAAGCGATGATATATTCGTCTGGGCTCATGGTGCTCACGGATAATTCCCGTACCGGCACCGGCGATCCGGCAGCGGCTCGTCCGGGTCGTAATCGGGCGTCTCGCCGGCCGCGATCTTGGCGCGCTGGATCGCGTTCTGATCACGCAAGGTCTCGGCGATCTTCCGGAGCGCATGACCGGCATTGCCGGCCGGTCCTCCTGTACGCGGGTTATATGACATGTTTCACCTCTTCAGGCTGATCGGGGGTAGTCGCTGCAGGATGCTGGAGATATCGTCGAGATCCATCGGGTGGATGGCGCGACCCTCAGGCGCAGGGCGCGCTGCAGGCTGCTCCTCGATCGGGGGCGGCTTGGGAAGAACGCCGCCGGCGGCGGCATCGGCTTGGACCACATAAAGCAGCGCCTGTACGATGACCGAGAAACTGGCCCGAAGCCCCTGCGCCTGGCCATGGAAGTCGAGGGCTCGCCGCTTCTCGTCGTCGGCCTCCTCAACCAGGAATGCCACCTTCTCCCGGAGCTCGCGCTCGAGCGCGTCGACCCGCTCGCTCAGCCGCAGGTTCTCCTGCCGGTCCCGCTCGGCGGCGAGGCGGGCCTCGTCGCGTTCCATGCGCATCTCCTCCCAGCTGGCGGCGAGGTCCTCGGCGGCGCGCAGGATCGGGTTGTCGCGGGTGCGGGGAACCGTTCGAACCGATTCTGGCTCTGGCATGGAAAGGACGGCCTCGGCCATCTGGCGGTCGCGAAGTCGCTCGACAAAGGGTGGTGCCATGGGGGAACTCTCCTATTTCGGGGGTGATGCCCCAGCGGAGGCCGCTGGGTGCGGTTGGTCTTTGGGTAGGCCACCGTAGCGGCCGGTCCGGAATGACGCGCGTGGGCCAGAATGCGGCCCGGCGCGGGTCTATTTGGCCGAAACGTCGTCGTCGAGGATGGGACCGAGCGCGGAAAGGACCGTCACCGGTATATCGTTCCGGTCCATGCGGAGTTCGCTGGCCTTGATCCGGGCGAGATCCTGGGTTCCTGGCGCCGGGGAACCGTTGAGGTCGGCGTACTGGCGCTGGAACTCGTCATATTCCGGGGTACCGGGCTTGATCTCGGTCACTGGCTTGTCCGGGGTCCGCTCATTCGCCTTGGCGAGGAGTTCCTTTATGATCGCCTGCCGAGAGGTCTCGACCGATCTTGCGACGCCATCGAGGATCGCAATGTCGCTCGCGATTCGGAGCCGCAAAGATGCCGATCCGAAGTCCCACGGGATCATGACCATGTTGTCGGTGAGGCCCTGTTTCACGACGATAATGTGGCCGTCCATGTTTTTGAGTGCCATCGCCACCGCGGCGGCCTGGGCGATCGTGATCTTTCCGGCACTTTCGGCTTTCGCCGGGATCGGGATGAAAATGAGGACCGCGATAAAGATCAGCAGCAGGATTGCCGCGGTAGTCGCCGCCGCATAGCCGACGATTACCGACGCGCGGTGAACGAATGCCGCATCGCTCAGCAATTCCTCATCGACAAACGAGGGCCGCGCGGTTTTAAATGGCCCTCGGCGGATCGGATATCGGTTCATATCGACGACGTGGGAGTTAGGTCCCATTCCGACCAGAGAGATAGGGTGACAGAAATTGCCATTGCCGTCTCCGACGAGATAGGTGTTGCTATCAAGCCTCTCGCCCGTGAACGGATCGATTCCGCCCTTTCCGTCATTTTTTGTCAATGGATGCGTGTGAGCGACGGATTCTGACGATGTTGCATTGATCATTTCGTTCTCCTAGTGATGCTGCTGAACCCGCAGCGGGCTATCTCAATGTCGGAAACTCCCGGACGAGCAAGTCGTCCGGGATTGGCTTCTTGCCGGCGGTTTGCTTAAAAAAGAATGGTATGCCAAGCCGCGCGCACTGGTCGCGCAGATCGCGAGCCCATTGCAGGTCCATGTTGCGGTAGCCGTGGCCGCTCTCACCGCCGCAGATTATCCACGATGGGCAAGGCCCGGTGACTTTGAGCGGACCGAGCGCGGGCTCATAGCTGATGAAGTGGACGATTGCCGGAACGCGCTGCAAGTGCCTCATCCGACGGTCGTAGTTCGGTTGATCCTCCGCTGTCGTCCCGACCCAGATATTGCGCGGCAATCCGGAATCCCATTTCGGCAGGATCATGTCGAGGATGTTCTCTGGCCGCTTGGTCAGCAACAGCCAGTCGAGTTCTGGCGTGTCTTCGATTACACCCCACAGGTCGGATCGCGCGCCTTCTGGCCATTTGTTGTCAAAGACGTCGGAAAGCGATGCGCAAAAAACTTTCGGCCGTCTCCCGGTGCCGCGAGCGGCCCTTGCCCAGCGGAACGGCTGTTTCCAGTTTGCTTCGGATGTTCGGACGCGTTCGCCATGAGGTCCCCACTTCACGCGGCCATAGCGGACGTCCATCATTTGCTCTGCATAGCATCTGTCGCAACCCGGCGAGACTTTCTGGCAGCCAATAACGGGGTTGAACGTAGAATCACACCAAGCAATTTCGGTTGTCTCGCCCATCAATATTTCCTCTTCATGATCGCGTTGCGGCTCGTCACCATTCGATAGCCGTCTTCGAATTCGACCAAGCAACTATTTAGGGTTCCGCGCGCGAGCACCCAGCACGGCTGGCCCTTGCGACCTTGGCGGTCCCATCGATAAATGTAGGGTGGTCTTGGATGCCGGCGGGGCTCGACAGAGCCGGCGAATAGCCCGAGTTGCTCGGTCATATCGCCTCCAGCCGCTCGCGGATGAAAATTTCCGTCTGGTCAAACACCACCGCGAACGCGCGATGCGAATGGTGTAGCCGAACGGTCTTCTCCGTTCTGACAAACGTGCATCCATTGTGCTGGATCACGAAGCAGATCTCGGGAACCTGGACCTTGCCGACCCGGCGGTCGCGCTCGTCGATCAGGACTGCGGTTCGTGTCGTCATGGTCTCCACTTTCCTTCGATGTTGATCTCTCCGCCGCGTGCGGCCGACCACGCAAGGAAATCGACCTGCTGTCCGGTGAACGGGACTGGCATCGTCCAATCTGTGCAATCGGATACCTGTAAGACCTGTCGATAATAGAGATCACGCATCAGTCGGCAGGCCCTGGAGCCGTCTGGATGTGTGATCCATTCTCCGGCGCGGGCGATCGGAATATGCTGATCGGACACATCGACCGGAATCGGTCTTGGAGAAAAATAAGCGTATCCCGATATGATCACGATGGCTGACAACAAAAGAACTGAAAATTCGACGGGGGTCTTCATGACCTTTTCCTTTTCGGGAATGGACGGCTCGGTATCTTCGCCTTGTGCTTCGGGGAGCGCTCTAGCCGGACGGCTTTCCTGAACTCTTTGCGTTCGGCCCTCATGTCGGCTTGCGCGGCGTATTCCTCGAAATACTTCATTGCAAGCTTGAACGGGTCAATTCCGTGACGTGACCACCACACAAGCTCGTCGCCGAAATCGTGTTGTGCCATGTGATGCGCATGCTTGAGCGGAAGCGCCCAACAATCCGAAGGTTTTTCGGACATGCCTGTGGGGCGCTTGCCATGCAGCACAGAGCCCGCGCGCAGATGCGCCGCGTCGGACGGCGCCGGCGATCCGCATCCACAAGCGCACGGCTGTTTGCGAAGCCACGCCAGATAGCCGGGACAGATGATGCGTGGCTGCTTTTGGCGCAACTCAGTCATTGCTTCGCCCTCTTCCATTTCCAGTTTGAAATCTAGTCTTCATACCAATCGAATGGCGGTTCCTGCCCGCAATTGTCGCAATACGTTCCATCGCGATGACGGTTAAAATCGTGATCGGGGCAGTGATCCGGGCAATAGGTGCGCCGAAACAGGTAGGCCCAGAGGCCGCGCGGATCGTAACTGATGACGCCTGCGCTTGATCCGCATACTCGGCATCGCGACATCAACCGATTCGTGATTTGAAGGCGCGGCATCATTTCTTCCTTCCGCTGGACCTGATTTTCTTCGCCCCTTGCGTCTTAGCAATCTGGGCTCTGAGGTCCGAGGTCGAGGGCTTCTTGCCTTTCGATGCGTGCTTCTGTTCCTTCAGCGCTTTGAGGGCGAGTTCCTTCGGGCCGGGTTGATATGTCATCGTACAGTCTCCTGGAAAAGCAGTTTTGGCGCGGGCCATACATCACGCCGTTAGTGCTATGAACCTTTCCATCGCACCACCTTAAAATGGTATCTGCGGAAACGCCAAGGGCTGAGGCCGCTGCATGCGCACTAGGATATTCGACGCTCTCTATCGTCCAAATCTTGGACTGTCTTGTATTACGACTTTGCTCTAATCGCGAAGCCCATAGACAATTGCTTGGCTCATAGTTACCGGTCGTTTCTAGGCGCTCCACGGTCGCACCGGGATAGGGCTGAGGTCCCATATCGTTATAAAAGTTTTCGAACCAGGCCCAATGATCACACACAGATATCCCGCGCCCACCCCACAAATGGAAATTTGTATAATTTGGATTGTAGCAACGCGACCACATGTTGCCCCAAGCCCTATAGACAGCGGTCTTGGAAAAACCGTGAGTTGTTTTAAATCTACCGTCTCCCTTCATGATGGAGTCTCCCTCGCGTACCGGCCGATCAAGCCAGGAACGCGGTTCTAGGGTCGCTGTTAAGCGACACCGGACGCGAGGAAGTTCGTGAAGGGTGCCGCGTTCAAAGTTCGAGTTGATCGCCTCGAATGGGAGATTCATACTGATTCTCTTGTTTTAAGTCTACTCCGAACTTTTCTCCCCGAACGATTCCAACGCCTGCCTGATCGTATGCCAATTGGCGACCATGACATTCGCGACCGCGATCATCTTTCCTTCGTCGTACCAGCCATGCGAGGTCTTGCCTGCCTTCATCCGAAACAGGACCTTCTCAAGTTCGGCGAGTGCGGCGCTATTCGGGAGCTTCGACCGCGCGCGCAGATCAGCCGCGATCGCCGTTAGCGCGTGAAACATCGTAGCATTGTAAGACGGCGCACCATCCTTGCGTTGCTCTTCGATGATCATCTCAATCGCTGCGATCTGCTGCGCCAATGTCGATACGTTCAGGCTCATTTCCTAGCCTCATAGATCGGAATCGTGAAATTCTTTGACGAAGAATATGGGCAATTGGCATGATCATGGGCGGATGCCCCACATTTCGGAAACAAAGCTCCGAATCGGCATGCCGCAGATGCGAATTCGCTGCAGCAATTCCCGGACTCACTGCGTTCAATCTTTTTGGCTATAATTGCTATGTTTGGGCTCATCACAAATACTCCAATTTCTTTTTCATATCGTAGATTCGGCGTCAAAATAGAAACCGTCAGGCCGATTGTCCCGCGTTCTTCTTCAACTCTGCCGGCGTCGTCCGCGCCATCGAGGCGGCTCGAGCAAGGACCGCCGCTTTACTTTCCTCAAAGCGGGCCTTGAGCATTCTGTTCGGCCCATACATTGCCTGAGACTCCGGCGTGTAGACGATCACCACCGGCCCATTTATCTTCACGATCGTGGCCTTGTCTTGCGTTTTGAGCACCTCGCGCAATACGCGCGCGTCGGCGGCGGTGTTGAGCTCGTATCGTGTCTGAGTGCAAAACCCTTCCATGCAAAGGCACCATGCGCGCAGATGCTCTTCCGAATCGAACTCCTGCGCGTATTCCTCGGTGAGGTTGAGGTAGCATTCATGGAGTTGGGCGAAGTACGCATTGTGAGAGGCCAGTGACCGATTCTCGACCACCATCAGTGGGACTTCTTCATTTATCTCAAACTGCGCAGCGCAAAGCCGATCGAACCGCGGGAGCGGGATCATGTGCTGACCATCCCAAACGCAGATGATTGGTTGGAGCTTCGCGCTGCGTGGCTTGCCGGTCGGCATCAGGTCCGTTCCCGCTCTTTCAGCATGGCCTCTGCGACGTCATAGGCCCACTTCGCGGCGCCGGCGGGCTTGTCGAACTGGCGAGATGATCCGGCCATAGCCATTCCGGCGAACCAATCTCGCAGGTCCATTCCTGGCTCGACATCATCCGTATGGCGCGTCGGGAATGCAGTATCCCGATGGACGTACTCGCCACCGACTTGTCTGGTCGTCATTTTCTCGGCCCTCTCTTTTTTCCGGCATCCTTCCTCTTTTTATAAGGACGTCGATTCTTTAATTGCTCAATTCGAGTAGCCCACACGCAGTTTTCTTTATAATACCCCAGATAATTTTTGACTCGTTCTATGGTCAAATCTGGCGATGGCTTGCGTCCCATGTCGGCTAGAAAGTTCTCGAATATGTGCCATCTATCGCAAACGGAGATTCCCCGTCCTCCATAATTCTCAAATGCTGGATTAGATGGATTCTCACAACGACGGAGCATCGAATCCCAACATTTATATTCTGCCGATCGCTTCCCTTTGATCGCATGTCCATGCCTTATCTTCGCACATCCGCATGAGGTAGAATCTCCATTTGTCAAACCACCCCGTCTAACGACAGATTGATTCCCGCAGTCGCAGACGCAATTCCACCGGGCGATTCCGCCTTCTCGGTTTTGGTTTCGAGACATCACTGTCAATCGACCAAATTTCTGCCCTGTTAGATTCCTGACCGCAGTCATCCGGCTTGTCCCATTTTTTTTATAGATTCGGTTAGACGCAATAATTCATAATTGAACCGCTCCACCTCGTTAGAGAGGTTCTTGATAAATGCGTCATCTCGATAGACGCGGACGTCCACCGCTGGCATTGCATGATGGTGATAGATTGTCAGATCCCACCAACTGCGATCGCAAACCCAGATATTCCCCTGAATCTGACAGCGATGTTCTGCCGGCATCGACGCCGGGCGCTGCAACATCGGGATCAGAATATGAGCCTCGGTCGCGATCTTGATCTCCAGGCCGCCATCGAATCCAATTAACCCGTCTGGCGACGCTCCACATTGCTTCAATCCGGAGAAGTTCTTGACGAATCCGACTTGGCGAACCAGGGCTTTCTTGCGCCGGGCGTAGGAATCGCGCGCTTCGGCCTCAAGCGCATTGCCTTTGTCCATCGCGCCGTTGCGGAATCCTTCCGATCCGGGTTCGCCGGTTATCAATTCTGCGGCGAGACGATGAAGCAATTTCGTTCTCGTCACCGATGGTCCGCCGTCGCGACCATTCGCCATGATCGTTGAAAAATTAGATGCCGTGGGGATGCCGAGACGGAGCATTCTCCACTCATCGGTTCCCTGCTGGCAATCATAGATCACCAACTGGCTCTTCGGGACGGCGTGAACATCGGCCGCTGATTTTTTATTCGCCATGGGATGGCTCCCAAAAACCATGCTGGAGCAGATCGAGTTCTTCGTCCGTCGCGTTCAATGCAAAAAATGCAAGAGCCTGGCGATACTCATTCGTCGAAAGCTCAACAAATGAATGCATCAGTTCTTCAACTGTTTTTGGAACCAACGACAGATCAGCCATGACGTTCCTTAGCCTGCTTGTTCGAGTAGAAGTCCTCGCAGGCCTTCACCGCGGCATCGAACAGATTCGCCGGGAGGTCTGCGGTTTTCTCGATGCCGTAGTGTTCGTGGAATTTGGCGAGGGTGACGCCGCACCAATGGATCTTTTCCAGCAGCGTTTCCTTTTGCGCGGCTGTGATCGTTGGGACCTCGTCGGGGACCTCGGCCAGGCCGCCGCCCTTGGCGTTCTTAAAGTTGCCGACGCGGCCATCCGTGTCGCGATCCTCCGGCGCCTCGCTGATGATATTCAGCAATGCGATTGTACAATATCTTTTCCCGTAAGAGAGCGACGATCCCCAACCCTGGACATTGTTCTTCGATCCGGACGTCTCCGCAGGCAACGGAAATGCGGTCGTTCGTTCATGGCCATGGCCTTCGAGCAGACCTTTGACCAAGATGCGCTCGGTGGCGGGTTCAGTTGAGAACGACAGTGCAAAGCCATGCTTGATCAGAAGTGGCTTGATCGCCTTCATGATATTGTTAAAGGTCGCGTAGGGCGTCGCCTGCTGAACCGCACCGGTTCGCTCGCCCTTAGCGTCCTTCGCCCGAATTTCAATCTTGCCATCTCGGCGGATCGGCGGCAGATCGGCCTGCAGCGCGATGAATGCGGCGTTAAAGTCGCGCCGTGACTGCTCTGCCATGATCTCCTTCTGCATATCGAGGAGCTCGCGCATGATTGATGGATTGATGGCCGGGTTCGCCGCAGCATCGGCGATGATCGCGAGGACGCTCTTCGGCTCCGTCGGGCGCGTCCCTCCGGTCGGCCGCACCGCAGGCATCGGGACGACCGATTGTTCCTTTGGGAGAACCGGACCACCCTCACGTCCGGCCGTGACGCGGACCCTGGTCTTCGGCGTCACGTCTTTCATCTCGGCGGCCATTTCTTTTCCCTTCATAGGCACCGATGGACCGCAGTTCATCGTGCAATACCAGCCATCGCGGAATTCAGAACAATCACCGCATCTCGGGCGCTCCATCGCCGGCCCGAATGCCATCGGGGAGACCATCAGAAGGGGATATCGTCGCAGTAGCCAGCGGTGGATTCGAGTGCATCCCGCAGACGTTGCGTTCGCTTGTTAACGGTATAGGGATTGCCGTCGGCCGTTATCAGCGCCATATCGCTCGCCGCCTGCCAGAGTTCGGCGAGCTTCGGCATCGCGTCCTTGGCCTCCTGTTCCAGCCGATGCACCTTCCCCTGCAGGCTCACGGTTTCCCGCTCAGCCTGTTGCGCCCGCATTTCGGCATCGGATTGCCGCTCGGTCGCCTGGCGCGCGTTGTGATGCGCGTCCATGGCTGCCTCCAGCACCTTGTCGAAGGCGTCGTGTCCGGTTAGATCATCCATCTTGATTCTCCGTTTTCAAGTTTGAGGTGATAATTTACACCGTTGCGGCGGCTCAGTCCACAGAAACCATCGGATATCCGCTATTCGGCGACCGGGCGAAAACAGCGGAAATGGTTTGAGGGTGTGAGACGATCGATCCGGTGACCCCATCGGCCGCGATCTTGACCGGTTCCTGCCAGGGTTTCCCGGTCTGATCAATGAACGGCGCCAGCGCCTGGGCATCCTTCGACGGGATGTAGCCGACGTGCTGTCCGTCGATCCAGACCATCACGGCGTTGGGGTCGTATTGGTTCATCGGCTCCCGAACCAGGGTGACCGGGACGCCCGGCAACGTGCCGGCTAGATACGGGTCAAGCCCGCGGTGCTTCTGGCCTACGATCGAATATTGCTTCATGACTCCTCTTACCCCTTCGTTCGTGCTTCGATTCGGTTCAAAGCATAGCCGTAAAGCCAACTTGAACCATCGACGTAGAGACGCCGAGATTTGAATGGCCGCCCCTCGCACACTTGGTCGGGATCGTCGCATGGGATATCAACTTGGAACCGATCACCATTTGGCTTCACGAACGAGAACCCAAACCATCCTCCGGCCACATCGTCTGCGGCCGATTGGCGAAACACAGTTGCGCGATCAATTTCGAGGTCATCGCAAATCCGATCGCAGATGATCATGGCGTTCGCTTCGGTGGCGCCAGATTTTGCTTCAGTACCTGGGTTGATGATGATTATCATGTCTTTTCTCCTCAAAGGTCGACATCGTCGAAGATTGACCGCGCGCCGCGGTCGTCCAGCATTGTCCCATCGGCGGCGTATTTCGGTGCGCCGTTGGGGTGTTTCTCGGCGGCCTCATCCGCGTACATGGCGCGGACTTCTTCGCCATAGTCGGGCGGATCGTCCACGGCGCCATGGGTGTTCCGAGCGAATGCGCCGCAGGTCTGGCGCTCGGTCGTATAGCGGCCCTTCATGACGCCGGTTCCGAGGCACATTGCGACGACTTCATCGGCCTGAACCATCGCGACCATCTCGGACCAATAGCGGCAGCCGCTGCAGTTCCTATCGCCGATCCATCCGGTGCGCGCCATCATTTCACCTTTCCGCCAGCGCCGATGATCGCATCGACGGCTATTTTTCTGATCTTGAAATACTCATCGCTGCCGAGTGGTGCCCCTTGCGCGAAGATGATCAGATTGATCTCGTTAAGAGCATCGATCAGTTTTTTCTCGGCGGGCGTCATCAATACACCTTGGAGCGAGGCTTCTTGCCGAATCGCGCGCCGGCGATCTGAACCGAAGCATCGTTGCTGTACCCAACGCTTTCAGCATATTTGTTGAGGGCGGTTTCCAGCGCAGCCATCGGGAGGTAGGGGCGGAGCTTCTCAAGGTCGAGCACCTTGCGATCGGTGATCTCCCGGAATTTCTCCGACGCCATTCCCGAAAGGATTCCGTCATCACTACGGTTCCGCATGATATCCGTCGCCGTCGCCAAGGTATCAACATACGTGTCCTCAGCCCTCCCGGCCGATACCGTCGCCTCGACGCGGGCCTCTGACAGTGCTTCTGAGGCGGCCTGAGCGGCCTGGGCGGCTTCCTCTGCCTCCTGCGCCCGAGCGGCTCGGGTCGCGTCCGTCCTGGCGCGCTCGGCCTTCAGACGGGCTTCCTCGGCCGCTGCGGCGGCAGCGGCGGCCTCCCGCCGGGCCTTGTCCTCGGCCTCCTGCTTCGCCCGAGCGATCTTGGCGGCCTCCTCGGCCTCGCGGCGGCGTCGCTCTTTCTCGGCCTCGAGCACGGCGGTATCGTATTCGGTCAGAATCCGGTTAAGGCGATCGCCCTCGCCTTCCTTGGCCTTCTTGTCCTTGCGGCCCAGTTTGTCGAGGAGCATCCCGAACCAACCGTTCGCGCCGCGCTGACGCTCCAGATGTGGGGCAACTTCGGACTCCCGCACGCCATTGATGCGCTTGTAGGCGTCGCGCATGTCCTTGATCAGACCGGTGACGACATCACGATTGTCCTTGGTGACGACTTCAATCGGCTCCGATTTCGCGGTGAGCTCCTCGACAGTCTCTTCGAGGTAGGCATAATCGATCTTGAGGCGATCAACCTCGTTCTTGGCGAAGTCAACAACTTGGACGTTGTCGCCGATCCCGGCGCGTGGATTTAGATCAGACATTGGAGTTCCTTTCGACAGCGATGACTTCGTAGGTTCCGGAGCCACATGGTGTTCCGGTCAATTGGGCGACGACGATGCATTCAAGGCGGCCCGGTTTCGATTTTCCGCCGAGCCATTTGGGGGCGAATTTCTGCCACCGCGATCGGCGGTCGGGCAATCCTGGCCCAGAGATCGAATCTCCGACATTGATGGTGCCGTGAAACCCCGAGACAGTAAGAATTGGCATCGAAACTACCCTCAGATCGGCATGTCGTCGTCGCCGATCGAAGCGGCATCGACTGAGGGCGGAGCGGCGGTCGGCATCGCGTACTTCTCCGGAACCGCAGCCTCGATTCCCATCGGGCCATCGGTGCCGAGATCGGCGGCGGGCGGCGGCGCGGGCTCGACGTACGGTTCAAGCTCGTTCGCCTCGATGGTCCACCGCTGATTCTCGGTGTCGCGGACCCAAACTTCGTGGCCGTCGACCGCGAGTACTTCGGCGGGGCCTTCGAACAGGGAGGGATAGGAAATGGTATCGCCGATCCGCCAATTACGAAGATGCAGCGCGTGGATGCTACTCAGACCGAGGACTGCGGTCTTGTGCTCGGCGCCGACAAGTCGGATGTGCACATCGCTTTCGCCATCAATCGTATGAGACTTTGACTCGGATCAGCAGTTCGTCGTCCTGATGTGGAAGGTAGCCTTCAGGAAGCGGCATCGGAGTTGTCCTTTGGTTGGTGGTGCGTGGAGTTATTTCCAAACGTATTCTTGAATCCCATTGTAGAAGATCTGACCGGGGACCTTCTGCAACTGAACTTTGGCTTTGAAGCCACAGTATGGGCAGAAGTTAACCTGAGAGGCGTACTCATCATTGCTGACCCAGAGAGAGCCATCTTCGTTCTCGCCGCAGGAAGAGACGGCTTGTCCGTATCCATCCTTGGGAAGTTCGCCTTCGCAATCGTGAAGTTCGGTCACAATCTGGCTCCTCAGATCAGGCCGACGTACATCGCGCCGCAAACGGCGAGGGCCGTGACGGTGGCGCCGAGCGCCAAAAAGTAAAGGGCCGCGCGGAAGCAAAACTTCTGCACGGCCTCTAAATTATTCAAAATATTGCTGTCCATCTCAATCGCCCCTTTCCCGGGTTACGTTGCCCGATCAATCTAGGGATAATTCTCCCTTGTGTCCACAACAATTTTGAAATTTCCGGGTTGTCGATTTGTTCCACGGGTGCTAGACGGTCGGCTATGTCAGAACAAACAATGTGCCAAAATCTATTCGTGATCGCCCAGGCCTACGCCGAGGCGACCGGTCTTTCGATGGTGACCGTGGGAAAGAAAATCCATGGAAATGGGGACTTTTTCGGCGAGTTTCTCAACGGCGATATCTCGTGCGGCGTCAATACGTACTACCAGTTGGTGAATCGGTTCCGGGCCAGATGGCCGAAAGGCGCGCCTTGGCCCCAGACGTCCCCCATCGGAAGGTTGGGGAAAAAAATCGACGCAGGCTTCGTGGACGACAAGCGCTGATAGAATGTGATTCGTAAGTCGTCCCATTAGGGATGTGGATCGAAATGCGAATCCGATAAGAATTGCGAATCATGGAAAACTTCGTCGACGACCAGCATGAAACCGTCTGGATCAGTATCCCGTTGGACCCACTGACGGCCGCGCGCCTGCGAAACCTGTCAGACGTTTGCCATGTGGACCCGATCGGCGTAGCAGCCTCATTGCTTCATGATGTGCTCGCCGAAGACGACGAGGCGCACCGCCCCTCTGGCGCTGAGGCCGGTGCCATCACGATCAACTGAACCTGAACCCTGAGGAGACGATATGGCGAGATCACCGGCAACTGGAGAAGGAAGCGCAACCGAGGCCACGACGCTGATATTCCCGAAGAAATCGGCGTGGGAAGAGGCGGCCGAGGCGAAGCGAACGGCAAAGAAGCGGGCGTCGTCGGCGAATGGAACCTTTTCCAAGGTGCTGGCACGTTTGGTCGAGGAAGAACACGTCGACCGCCGCGCGATGCGGATCGTCCTGGCTCTTGATGCGATCGAGGACGACCTCGATCTCCACACGACGGTTTACCACCTCATCGATGGCCTCAAGAAGCTCGGCGTCCTCAAGCGCGCCCAGGCGCAGGAGGAGATGTTCGACAACGACAAGATCGACACGGCGACGGCCGATTCGGTCAAGCCGCCGCGCAAGGGCCGCAAGGGAAAGGGCGCGACCGGTGATGATATCAGCGCAACCGAGGGCGGCAACGTAACCCAGATCGGCGCCGGCGCCCGCAAGGTTGCCGAGGCCGCTGGCGGACCTATCTGAGCCGTGGACGCGCAGCCGACCCTCCCGACGCTCGAATGGCCGGCCCTCGTGGCCGGCTGTGTCTTTGTGTGCTTCGAGCTGCAGGGGGAACCTCGCCCCAAGGGCCGGCACCGGTCCCGGATCGGCTACAAGAACGGCAAGCCCTTTATGATGCAATACCCCGACCCGGACACGGCCAAATATGAGGCTGTCCTGGCCGAGGCGGCATCACTGTTCATGCGCGGCCGCGCGCCCACCGAGAATCCTGTGGCGCTGCTCGTGCACGCCTACAAACCGATCCCAGCCAGCTGGACGAAGACAGATCGGGCGCGGGCGCTGGCTGGCGCGATCATGGTGACATCCCGGCCCGATGGTGACAATTTTCTCAAGGGCGCCATGGATGCCTTGAATGGCGTCGTATGGCGCGATGATGCGCAAATCGTCGATGCCAGGGTGATCAAGCGTTACAGCGATTCGCCGGCGCTCCGCATCGAAGTCCGGGAGTTCCTGCCGCCAAACGGTGATAAATCTCCCTAGACAACTGCCGGTCTGCTGCGCTATTGGTCGGACAGGCAGGAACAAAATCTCATGGCGACCAAGGGCAAGACACTGGTCAAAGCGCATAGATGGGCGCGCGAGTCGAATGAGCATTACGTCGAGCCTTTTTGGTGCAGTGAGAGGTTGTTTCAGGAAGAGAATTTTTCGCCGAGGGTCTGGGATCCATGCTGCGGCTTCGGGCGCATCCCGATCGCGGCGGCCCGCGCCGGTCTCGATGTGATCGGGACGGACATCGCTGATCGAGGATTCCACATGCTGGCTTCCAAACAGGATTTCCTGACAACTCAGCGTGTGCTCGCGGGCCACATCGTTTGCAACCCTCCGTTCACTATCGCGAGCCGATTCGCCCTTCATGCGCTGTCCTTGGACAGCGTCGATAAAGTTGCAATGATCTTCCCGACCGCGCGCCTCAATGCCGCTCACTGGCTATGCGGAACTCCGCTGATTCGGGTCTGGCTGATGACGCCGCGGCCGAGCATGCCGCCCGGCCACACCATTGCCTCTGGCTTGAAACCTGGAGGCGGCAAGGTCGATTTTTGCTGGCTGGTCTGGGAGCGCGGATACGACGGTGCCGCACCTGAACTTTGTTGGCTGCGTCGCGATAGCAAAGGAGGAAACGATGGATCCGATTGAAGTGGTTACCCTGGCGCGGTTCAATCTGCGCGTCTGCCAGCAATCCCTCTTGCTGATTCGCGGCGCGCCCGCTGCGCCTGGAAGCATGCGGTGCACCTTCACGGATGAGGTGATTCGGGGCATGGAAGGCCGCCTTTGCCGCGCCCTCGACCTGCTATGGGCCGCCCAGGAAGCGGCCGGGCTCAACTGATGCCGTGCGATCCATCGCCACCGGATCCGTTTCTCATTGCCGAGCCAGCGCTGATTTCCTTCAGCGGTGGTCGGACATCGGCCTACATGCTTTTCCGCATCCTGCGAGCTTTCAACGGCGAACTTCCACCCGACATTTACGTGGTTTTTGCCAACACGGGCAAAGAACGTGAGGAAACCCTGCGTTTCGTTCATGACGTGGAAGTTTATTTCAACGTCAGGGTTTGGTGGATAGAGCGGACAAGAGATGGCGGATTCGAGATCGTCGGCTACAACAGCGCCAGCCGAAACGGCGAGCCATTCGCGGCTCTGATCGCCAAGAAGCAATACACCCCGAATGCCGTAACGCGATTCTATACTGTCGAATTGAAAATTAGAGTCATGCGGGATTTTGCCCGGTCGGTTGGATTCGAGGAATGGAACAATGTCATAGGGCTACGATACGACGAAGGCATTCGCGTTATGAAGGCCCTTGCGCGCAACGATGAAGGCAAGGAGCGCTTTAAAGCGATTATGCCATTATCCAAGGCCAAGGTGACGAAGGCCAATGTGATGGACTTTTGGAAAGACCAGCCGTTTGACCTTGGCCTTAAATCCTATGAGGGAAACTGCGATCTGTGTTTCTTGAAATCCAAAGCTAAGTTGTGCGCCATCATCCGCGAACAGCCGGGCAGTGCCGATTGGTGGATTGAACAAGAGAAAGTCGGAAAGGGCCGTTTCGTCACCGAACGCTCTTATGCCGATCTTGCCAAATCCGTTCACGATCAGGGACATCTGTTCGATGGCTGGATTGATGACGATGATCATGATGCAGAATGCGGTCTATTATGCGGGGTCCCCGATGCCGCGTGATCTCCGCAAGAAAGAGGTCGACCGCCACGCCAAGGCCCGCCGGCAGTACGCGCTCGATCGCAACGAGTTCCGCGAGGCAACGGCCCCGCGCCGGGCCGCAGCGGGCGCCACGTCGTTTGCGGTGAAGGTGGCCGACCCGGAAGACCGGGCCGCAATTGACGCGTTCCTGGAGGCTCGGAGGAGACCATGAGCATCAAAGCACCTTGGACGTCGAAGCAGGTCGATAGCCTGAATCAATTCCAGCATTCCGGCATGATGCACCCGTTTACATGCCCTGGCCACGAAGGCGGTGGCGACCGCAATTTGGTGGCCACAAGATCTGGGTGGATTTGCTGCCATTGCGACTACCGGCAGGATTGGACGCACGATTGGATGTGCGCATTCCAACCCTGACAGCCGTTGACTTCGGAACCGAGTCGGACGTAAAAACGAAACGACCCGCCGGGGGCTTTGGCGGGCCGTTGTAGCAATAGCCGATGGCTTTCGACGGGCATCGGATAGGCACAAGATGTAGGGCGAACGCGGCCCGCCGTCAACCTCCTGTCCCACATTTCCGCAAAATTCATCGGTCCTTCACAAAGGGATTCCGATGTCTGCGCACGCAAAATTGTCCACCCATCCGAGGGGACAATGAGCGAATCGACAACTCCAATCTGCGATCTGATCGAGCGGCTGTTGTCCCCCCTGATGTCCCCTCATTGTCCACCGGGGACACTGGGGACAGTCATTGAAAATGTTCGCCCGATCGAATCCGCAATGATGATGGGATCCACTAGATTTGGTGGTTCGTCGGTGGATAGACGCGAGAGAGAGCGCCTCAAAAAGCAGAGATATCGGGCTCGAAAAAATGCTCTGTCCACCGGGGACAGTCCACCGGGGACAAATCCCGACCCTATTCTTATTAAGACTCAGGAAGTAATTGATAAAGTAAGAAAGAAAGAATCTGGTGTCCACCATGTCCACGGGGACAAACCTGAGATACCGAAAGACGATTGGCCATCCGATTTTCTTGATCAGTTCTGGGGGGCATTCCCCCCTTTCCGCCGCCAAGCAAAAGCGAAGGTTGGCCAGAAGCTCGCCAAAATCCGCGCCGCCGGTGCCGTGACCTGGCAGGTTCTATTTGATGGGGTTCTGAAATTCGCGGCGACGAATCCCGGCGAGTACGCGCCGGCGCCGATGGTGTGGTTGAACGACGGTCGATGGGACCGGGAATATGGAACGCAAAAGGGATTCTCCAATGGAAAAGCTCAGGGCTCCTCTACCGACAAAATCGGGTTCTCCGGCCTCGCCGCCAGGATCCGCTATGGTGATCTCGACGGGGAGTCCCGCCCGGCTCCCGAAGATCTCGAACCTATTAACCGACGTTGAAATTCCGCGGTCGGCCTGGGCGGCTTGGATCCCGTCAGAGGGATCGCGCCAACTGCGGCGGGCTCTGACCGAAACCGAACGGAGTGCGCTGATCGCGCGCCGAGATGAGTTGGCGCCGGCGGTTCTCGGATTCGCGGATTTCGAGCGAAACAAGGTCGCGCTCGCGCTCGCGGATATGTTCGGCTCGTTCCCTTCGATGCGGCAGAGCGGGAGCGAAGTGATGGCGCGGCTCGACGCAGCTCAACGGGTGCTTGAGCCTTACCCGCTGTGGGCGATCCGGCGCGCTTGCCTGTCGATCCAGTCGAACGGCGTTTGGCGGGAGGAAAAATTCGATCGCCAATGGCCGCCGAGCGACGCCGAGATCGTGGCCAGTGTCCGCGCCGAGATGCGCCTATTCGTCAACCAGTATCATTCCGCGGTCGCGCTGCTGGCCGCTACGGTCGAGGAGCAGAGATGACCGTCAAGATCATCGTAGGCGACGCGCTCGAGCAGTTGAAACTCCTGCCGGCCCAGAGCGTGAATTGCGTCGTAACGTCGCCGCCCTATTGGGGGCTCCGAGATTACGAGGTCGAAGGTCAGATCGGGCAGGAAGAAAACTTCGAGGATTGGCTGCTAGTCATGGTCGAAGTGTTCAACGAGGTGAAGCGGGTGCTGCGAAACGATGGCGTAGCTTGGGTTAACCTCGGTGATTGCTATGCCAACGATGGCAAGTGGGGCGGCGCCACCGGGGGCAAACACACGAGATATCTGCATGGCGGCGAGACGCGCATCGGCCGAGAGAAGCGGAAGACTGGCCTGAAACCAAAGGACTTGGTTGGCATGCCCTGGCGATTCGCCTTCGCTGCGCGTGATGCCGGTTGGTGGTTGCGGCGGGATGTCGTTTGGTACAAGCTCAACCCGCTACCGGAGAACGTCAAGGACAGACCAACCTGTACGCACGAATTTCTCTTCATGCTTACCAAGTCCGAGCAATATTTTTACGATGCAGCGGCGATCGCCGAGGACTGCAGTCCCAATACCCATTCACGCGGAACGGGAAATTCGCCGAAAGCGACGCGACCAGGAAGCGGTAACCGACACAACCGTAGCTTCCAGGCCAGCACCCTTGGGCCTGTCACAAAGCGCAACAAGCGCACGGTATGGACCACAGTCACAGATCCCTATCCCGAGGCACACTTTGCGACATTCCCGCCGGCACTGATTACGCCATGCATCCTTGCAGGATGCCCGGTCGGTGGCATCGTCCTCGACCCGTTCGGAGGTAGCGGCACAGTGGGCATGGTCGCCGCGCGCGAGGGCCGCAACGCGATCCTCATCGAACTCAATCCCTCCTACGCCGCCATGGCCCGCCGCCGCGTCGACGACGACAGCCCTCTATTCGCGAGGGCCGCAGAATGAGATCCTTCAACGAGCCCTGGGAACCGGAGGACATCTTCGACCGCCAGGAGGCCGCAGAGCGCCGCGCGTATCTGGACCGGATCAAGGAGCGGAATGCCGCGGCCGCCGCACAGGAAGCCGCCGCTGAGGCGGCACGGCATGAATCCGCGCGGCAGTTCACCCTTGAGACCACAAGGCGGGCGATCCGGCGCGATTACGAGCAGGCTGGGGTCGAACCGCTGCAGGTCGGTGGGGATGGAACGCCGACGGTATCGCTCACGCTGCTGCTGTCGATGGGGTGGAAGGTGGCCGATTTCAACGGCGAGCGGCAGCTCGTGCGGCCGAATCATGAAAGACCATCGCCAGATCCGATTCGCGGGTAGCCTTGAGATGCTTCAAAACTTCAAGCGGATGCTGCTGCTCGAGGATGCCGGCGCGGATCAGCGCGTCGGCGTAATCGCCAAGGACCATGCCGAGCATAGCCCGGCCGCGCTCAGTGAGCACCGTCGTCATGGGCCTCACGGCGCCCGTAGGCGAGCCGCGGAGGTAGCCTTGACCAATGAGCGCGTTCCGAGATTGGACCTTGTGCGGGTCGCAGACGGCAACGTCGACCTCTCCGTCGATGTGTCCGATCAGCATGTTCCGTTGGCAAACGGTGAGTTTCCGGAGTTCGGTTTCGCTGATCGGGGCCATCGTCATGGGCGGATCTCCTGGGTTCCCTCCAGATTTATCTACCGATTTGCGCATTTGTCCATAGCCAGCGGTGATAATTGTCGCTAAAACAGATTCCGCAATGAGGAGGCAGCCGTGATCCGAATCGTTATCCAGACCCAGAATTGCAATGCAGCGGCTCATGTCGCAGGCGCTGCGGCCGTTCAGGAGTTCGCGACATTCGACGTCTGCGCTCCCGAGGTAGAGCAGTTCATGGCGAAATCGTCGAACACCTACGAGACGAAGCAGTTCGTCGGCGTCGAGCTGCTGCCCAATGGCGGCCCTCATACCGAACCGCAGGCGCTGGCCGATCGGCTGGAGCGCTGCGTACGCCTCGGGTTCGTGTCGCGGCGCGTCGGCGACAAGGATGCGTTCGACGTGGACGACCTTCTGGAGGTTTCCGAGGTCGCCCATATTGTGTCCGCGCTGCGTTTCAGTACGACTTTCGCTAGGCGAGAGGAAGCGAGGCCGCGGCCGGATCGCGCGAAGATGGCGATCGCCATCGCAAGGATCGGAAGTGGGCGATCCCCAAATGTTGATCCAGATCAGGTATGGTCTGAATTGTCGGATGGGGACAAGGCAATGGCCTTCGCCATCTACGACCTGATGGTCGACCCGTCCCGGTGGCCGGCATGATCTTGATCTTGGTCCTCATCGCGGTCTTTCTAGGCGCTAAAATCTACCATCTGAAGCGCGAGAACCGCCGCCTCCGGCAGGAGATCGCCGCGCTTGAGGCGTTCGATTATTCTCAGACTGACAGAGCTCACGCCCTGAGATCGGTGCTTGGTGACGATGATCCTGACGTGAGGAGGATATATTGATGGCACAGCGAACGCCGGGACCGTGGAATTACGTGCGAGCTCCGCAGCCAACAGATGGTGAGTTTGATTGCGCCATCAGCGCCTTTATCGATGGCAAACGGCAGGTGATCGCCGAATGCTTCGGCCGCGTCGCTCATAACGTAAGGCCAGATTCGCAGGCGAACGCCGCCGCAATCGTCAAATGGGAGAACTCGTTCGACGAACTCGTGAAGGCCCTGGAGCGAGTCAAGATTGATCTGCAGTCTGCCAGAACGATTATCGAGCATCATGATGGAGAACAGGCCCATGGAATTCGGCAAACGCTGGAGATCGTCGATGCCGCCCTCGCCAAAGCCAAGCCATGACTGATCCCTCCATGCACGACGCTTTGACACCGCCGCGCCAGCGCCCCGGCTATCGCTGGGAGCGCCGTGAAGGCTGCTCCTGCCGGTCGTGCCCATGGAAGGGAAACTGCAGGGGCGAGGACACTGAGCATTGGGTTGAAGTGCTCGAATCTGTGGAGCCAGGCCAATGAGCGTAAGGCTGCAAGGAATTCGGAAGAGATACCATCCGAAAGACACCGATGAAGTGCGATGCGACATCCATGGCATCGTGACGACATGGGGCGCATTGAATGCAATCCAGCGTCTCGCGGTGGAGGAGTGCTTGGACACGCGCGAGGACATGCGATGTTTGCTTGCTCCTCCTGAGGAGAATGGCCAATGACCGATTTCGTCTACCGATTCGAATACGCCGATCGCAGCGCGTTCGAGATTCAACTTGACGGCCGCGCCTTCATTACGTTTCCGGATGGCCGCCGCGAAGAGAAGTTCGGCAAGATCACCAACAATATCCCTCAGATCAACACACCGCATACGACTGATTGGATACAGGGTGTCAAGCTTGAAGCCTTTCATCAAGTCGAGCGCTATGGCGTCATGCATAATGCTGGAAAAAGTCCGTTCGATTGGTTCTGGCTGATCGGCTATCTGGCACAAAAGGCAGCCGCGTCTGAGGTTGCAGGCGATATAAATAAGGCCAAGCATCATACGATCTCAACGGGAGCAGCGCTGTTGAATTGGCATCGCCATCTCACCGGAGAATCCACATCGATGCGCCCTGGAATTGCTGATCCGGAATTGTCCTAGCTTGCCTCCGGGGATAATCCACCCCTAAAGTAGGATCTGAAACGAAAGGAATCGAAATGCGCGTATCCGAAATGCAAGCGAAGATCGCCGTTGCAAAAGCCAAGATCGCTGCTGAGCTTCCCATGTCCGGCGTGGAAGAAAAGAAGGTCGCGGAATTTATCACGATCGGGCTCGACCTTCTCGGAGAGGTCTTCGTCGACCTGAAGCGAATCGCCGATGCGGCGGAAGCGCTGGAAGTCTCGGTGCGAGAGATCAACGTCGGCGGCTAAAGCAGGATCTGCACCACAGCGACGCCGAGCGCCCAAGAGCAAGCGACAGTAGTGGCGATAACGAGGATAAGGCATTGCGCGAACATTGGTTTTCTCCTTCTGTCGTGGTGACAGTAGGCGGCAAAGATTGAGGAGGGGTTAAAATGGCTGAGCTATCGGACAAATTTCTAGGTGAATTCTTGGCCGCGCTTCCTGAGAGTTGGGACAAGAATTCGCTATCCACCAACTGGATGATCGGCCGCGCGATCGGCGACGCGCTTGAAGCCATCCTCAAGGCCGACGGGCCCGGCCGCCATCTCCACTTCCACCCACCGGAAGGATCAATCCTGGCTGCTGAGGGGGAATCGGTTTTGATCGAGCCAATTGAATCTGCCTCCGCGCGGCTCGCGGTCGGCGTTTCAGTCCAGACTGTCGCAGCGGGCACGGTGAACACCGAGGGCGAGGCAGTCCTATCGATGCTGATGCTGACAGGCGAACTCGGCGGCAAACGCGAGGACGAAACTTGCAGCGCATATCTGCGGCGCCTGCTGGATTTCGTGGCCTCCCATGATCCGGGACACTATGACGATGAGGCAACCGTCAAAGCCAGCGACTTCGTCGACGTCCGCACCACCTTTGAAGGCAGGGTGATCCTGCCGGAATATGTCCTGATCGCCAGCGCTCCCGAGAACCAGACCATCGGCGCCGATGGCAAGATCACGCCGCAGAAACCCGAGAAGCCGCTCGACCTCGCAGACCTGGGCTAAAAGCCATGTCGGGACCTCGGATTGGGCCATGCCTTGAATGTGGCAAGCCAGCGCCTCCCGATCGCTTCCTATGCGCTGAATGCAGTTCCCCTCAGCGGATGAAGGAAATCCTTCATCAGATCGACATCGGCATTGTGAGGCGTCTGTCCGCGCGCCTGGAAAAATTTACACCCGAGAAAAAGACAAATATCACCGTAAACGACTGACAACATTTATCAATTGGCTTCATGCAATGTCCCGCACCAAAGGCTCAAAGAACCGACCCAAACGCCACGTCAACCCCTTGACAAAACGAGAGGCTGTCGTCGCTCAATCCGGTGTTACCCCACTGGAATACATGCTCCGAATCATGCGGGACCCCCGGGCCTCCAAGGAGCGCCGCGACGACATGGCCAAGGCCGCAGCCAGGTTCGTGCACCCGATTCTAGGCGCAATAGCCAGCATCCAGGCCCCGCAGGTCATGCCGGATCAGCAGAAGACGCTCCAGCACGAGGGCAACGTGGTGCAGATCGACGACCCGGTGGCGGCGGCCCGGCTGTACCAGCGAATGATCAAGCAGGTCAGGTAGTCGTTACCTCTTGACGTAACGCCGCGTTACTTTAAGGTAACTGCCCATGAGCGAGGTCACAGAAGCGATTGGTCGGATCCGGCGCGCCATGCCACGGAATGCCGATGCCATGCTGATCTGCGATGAGCTTGATCGGAGACTTCGATCAAATCCGACCGAGACTCCGAAATTAACCCGAGCTGAGATCCAACGGAACTACCGGATCCGTCAGAAGGCCAAGAAGGAACAATCCTGATGCCGTTCGAAGAGCTTGAGACGATCACCCGGGCGAATGCGCCGCCGATGGCGACGATCTCCTATTCGCTGGCTCAGAAGCCGAAGGGCGGTCCGGTCAAAGGCGACAAGAAGCCTCGCCTCGTCATCACGCTGCCGACGACGCTCTGCGGAACGTCTAAGTCAGAGACATTCCGACTCCTGATCGGTACTGGGGCGGACGCCGGCAAGCTTATGATCAAGGGAGACGGGGTTTCGCGCGGCGGCGTCGCACCATCTCAGCATGCGCATTTCTTTCGCTGGAACTTCGGCTTCGTTCCGCGCCTAGGCGATGACAAGTTCGAAGGCCAGAAGTTGCCGGTCCGCAAAATCTCCGAAGAGGAATTCGAGATCTCGGTTCCGGTGAGTTGGTTCGAGGGGGCAATCGAGGAGATCCCATCGATTCTGAAGAAGACGAGAGTGGCGTGATGCTCTACGTCACCCGAGAGCACATCCCCGCGGGATCGTCGGTCTACGTCAGCGAGATCGACGGGCTTGCTCAGAAGGATTCGCCCGTGTGGGGATTTTATCTTGGCGATGCGGTCGAGGCATTGCGCGAAGGTTTCCGGGTCGTCGAGCGCGACGGCGAAGTTCGAGAGGATGATGCGTGATGGACCTTAACCCCTACGACGAGCTCGGCGTGGCGCGCGATGCGACCGAGGCGGATGTCCGCAAGGCCTATCGCAAGAAGGCCAAGTCGACGCATCCAGACAGCGGGGGAGATCCCGCGGAATGGTCCCGCGTCTGCACATCGCTCGCGGTCCTGACCGATCCCAAGAAGCGCAAGACCTTCGACGACACCGGCCGCATTGAAGAGGATCGGCCGGACAACGATCGTGCGGCCGCGCTGCAGATCATAGAAATGCACATGGGCACGATCTGCAACGATTTCATCCAGAGCGGATTCCTGCCCGAGCGCGACCCGCGCCGCATGGACGTCATCAAGGTGATTCGCCACGAGGTGACATCTGAGATCGCCGAAGCCAAGGTCGGCATCAAGGGCGGCGAAAAGGTCGTCGCGTTCATGCGCGACATGGCGAAGCGATTCACCCAGGCCAAGATGGCCGCGGCCGGCGAGCCGGATCCGATCGGCCGCGGCCTCGAGCTGCAGATCCGCAACGCCGAAGAGCAGATCGCCGGCATCCGCGCCAATGTGCGCCAGCGCGAGTTGGTGCTGACGATCCTGGATGGCTACCGGTTTGAGATGGATCGGCCGCGCGACGAGGCCCGAGCGCGCTCAATTCGCCTTCAACGAGTTTCCGATTGGCGCCATGAGGTGGTGATGATCGCAATCGGCTCAGCATTATCCGGCGCAGACAAGAGCGCGCTCTACCGGCTTAAGAAGTACGGCGAGCTCAAGATTGACGACGAAGGCGTTTTCAGCGTTCCAGGGAAATACTGGTCAATCACCCTCAAGCAGATGGATCGGCTTGAGCATATGGGCCTTTGCAAGATCCAATGCGTCGGCCAGAGCGTCTTTGCGGTGCCGACATGAAGCGTCCGCGCGCCGACATGCTGACCAAGCCAGAGGCGCCAGCGGAGCCCGTGTATCGACGCCCGCCGCCTATCCACGCTGGCGATATCCCGAAGCTCTGCTCGAACTGCCAGCACTTCCGGCCGAGCAAATCCAGCCGATACCGCGGTGATTGCCGCAATGGCATCTCGGGGCGGCTGACCACCGACGCCGGCGAGAAGTGCGAATACGGATTTTACCCGTCGGTTGAGCGGTTCCCGCTGCGCGCCGGGCCCGGGTGCGTCAGGTGAGGAATGGCCTCGTCACGTTGACGGCGATGCACTGGGATGGCGAATTGCCACTGCCTGGTCATTGCGTCAAAGCGGACAAGGGTCGCACGGCCTACATCGTCATTGAGGTTCGTCGGCCACGCAAGCCTGATACGAAGTACGTCGCCAAGTTCATTTGCGAGCGATATGCGGCGAGCCGGCTTCCTGATGGCGCGGTCATTCATCCTTGGTGCTGGGCCCAACGGTGACGAGATCATTCGTCAGGTCTCGGCGGCAGAACGGCAATCCATGCACCTATTGCGCGCGGCCGATGAGCACGGATGTCCCGCTGCTCTACCCGACACGGGATCACGTCGAACCGAGATCCAAGGGCGGCCGCCTTCTGGTTTGGGCATGCTCCACGTGCAACCACGTCAAGCGGGACATGACCGAAGAGCAGTGGGCGGTGTACCGATTTGAGCATGATTATTGGTGGAGACCGGGCCGGCGCCGAGTGCCTACGAATTGGAGGCCGCACCATCATCGCGAAAATGCCGGCTGCCCAAAGTCTTTCGCCGCCGAGGAATCCAAGTGAACCTCCCCAAGATCGAGTACCAGACCGAGAGCCTCCCGGTTCTGGCGATGAACTGGAAGCAGCCCGAGTATGCGGCAATCTTCCGGGCGCGGCTCGAGAACCTTGATCGGATCCGAGAGCATCCGGAGATCGTTCCGGAGCTCAAGGCCTATTACGCCGCCCATCCCGCAGATTTCATTAACGACTTCGGCGTCACGTTCGACCCTCGCCAGGCAGACATCGGACAGCCCACGCTGTTGCCCTTCATTCTGTTCCCGCGCCAGCGTGAATGGATCGACTGGGTGATGGACCGGTGGAAGAATCGTCGACCTGGCCTGTGCGAAAAGTCCCGCGACATGGGCGTATCGTGGTTGGCGCTTTCGCTCTCATGCACCCTGTGCCTATTTCATGATGGAATCGCGATCGGCTTCGGATCCCGGAAGACGGAATACGTTGACCGGATAGGCACCTTCAAGCCGCTCCTGCCGAAGGGGCGGATGTTCATGGAACACCTGCCCGAGGAGTTCCGTGGCGGGTTCGTCCCCTGGCGCGATGCGCCATACATGCGAATCACGTTCCCCGAGACCGGCTCCATCATCGCTGGCGAAGGCGGTGATGACATCGGCCGCGGAGACCGTACGACTCTGTATTTCTTCGACGAGGAAGCCCACCACCCGCGCCAGGAGCTCGTAGCAGCTGCTCTATCGCAGACGACCAATTGCCAGATCGGCATGAGCTCGGTCCGCGGCATGAACAACCTGTTCGCGCAGAAGCGATGGGGCGGCAAGATTGACGTCTTCATCTTCGATTGGCGCGAGGATCCGCGCAAGGACGAGGCCTGGTACGAGCGCCAATGCGAGGATCTGGATCCGGTCATCGTCGCCCAGGAGATCGACCGGGATTATTCGGCCTCGATCCATGGTGTGGTCATCCCAGGCCTATGGGTGCGCGCGGCGATCGACGCCAAGAAAAAGCTCGGCATCGCGCCGTCCGGGAAGAAGGGCGTTGCGTTCGATGTCGCCGACGAAGGAGACGACAAGAACGCGATCGCGCGCTGCGAGGGAACCGAGGTAGTCGAGACTGACGAGTGGAGCGGCAAGGGCGGCGATATCTTCTCGTCGACGGAATACGTCTTCGACGTCTGCGACGAAAACGGGTACACCGAGTTCCGGTACGATGCCGACGGCATGGGCGCCGACGTCCGCGGCGACGCCAGGGTGATCAACGAGCGGCGGGTCAAGAACAAGGCACGGGTGATTCGGGCGATCGGCTATCGCGGCTCGGAAGGGGTCTATGATCCGGAAGGGATCGTAGAGGGCACCATCGGGTCGGAGGGCGACGCCGGCCGCACGAATCAGGACTATTTCGGGAACCACAAGGCGCAATCATGGTGGTCGTTGCGGAAGCGGTTCCAGCGGACCTATCGCTGGGTCGAGACTGGGGTTGCCTGCGCGCCGGACGACATCATCTCGCTGAATTCCGAGAATCCGAACCTGATGAAGTTGGTCGCGGAGCTGAGCCAGGCCACCTACAAGCAAAACGAGGTCGGCAAGATCATCATTGAAAAGAAGCCGGCCGGCCGGAAGAGCCCGAACCAAGCCGACGCGGTCGTGATCCATTACGCACCGATGGAGCAACCGCCGGTCGAGATCACGATGGACATGCTGAGGCAGATCGCGCAGGCAGGCGCGCCGCAACGGAGACGGTAATGGGGCGGAAATCTCGCAGGCATTTGAGCGAATCGAATCTGGCTGGGATGATCGAGAGCTATCGCGCCGGCGAGAAGGTGTCGGTGATCTGCGTTTTGTTCGATGTGGACCAGAAGACGCTGTGGCGGCGGATGCGGCGGGCAGGCGAGCCGGCGCGGAAATGTGGGAATAGGCCGCGGATTCCTGTGGACACGGGGGACAAATCTCCCTATGTGTAATTCACGCGGGGAGCCAATGTCCGCGGACCTCCATGCTGGCGGTGGGCCCTCCAAGTCGCCGCTGGCAACGAAGGCGGCCGAGAAAGCGCCCCCAGCTCGGCCGCCTTTTCGTTTCACGATAAACATTTCCTCCGTCTAGGAGCTTACGCGCGGAAGGCAAAAGACGGTGCGACACCTGCATAGTGGTGTGGCTTAGGGAAGGACTGGCGGCCTTCGGGTGCGGCCCAGCGGTGGAGAGAACCGGTCCCTGCTATTCATTTCGGAGCCAGTATAACGGGGCAAATAAGGGCAATCACAAATGAACGTCGGAGAGTTGAGAGAGGCGCTAAAGGGCGTAACCGATGACACGCCGATCGCTTTTGGGACCGACTGGATTGGAGAGTGGAAGAACGCTACTGAGGCTAAGGTCCGATGGGTCGTTCCTGGGCGGGATGGCTGCGCTTGGGCCAAAACTCGGAAGGGAACCAGATGAGTTATTCGATTTCAGCGACGGCTGACACCAAGGAAGACGCCGCCCGGCAGATCAAGGAGCGGTTCGACGCCATCGTGGTATCGCAGCCGAGCCATGCCGCGGACAAGGAAGCGGCGCTCGCTGCGGCCGGCGCCTTCATCGACCTCCTTGCGGATCCGCCTCAGGGCCATGAGGTCTACGTGAGCATGTACGGCTCGCTGAGTTGGCATCACGAGACCCCAGAAGAGTTCATCGCCGCCGGCTGCTCTGTCAGCGTCTCGCTGCGCAAAGTCGGCGGAATCTGAATAGGTTGGCGGCCGGGGACGCCCGGCTAGACGGTACTGAGGGTCCGGGTCCACGCTGGTGTAGTGAAGCGGGTAGCCTTCGGTGTTCGTGACGCCAACGTAAGGTTCTGACGGCGGCGTGAGAGAATCGCCCGCCAGCATCCCGGACTATAACGGGGTTCAGTCGCCCGCTCTGGTCACAGCGCACGGACTGTCGGGAAAATCATGTCCGTTAAGCCGGTTTGAGACCGGCCCGTCAGGAAGCGGCCCCGGTACGCCAGCCCGCCGGGGCCGTTGCTTTTGGCGGCGTGCCATGGTTGATTGCGTTTTCAAACTTGAAATCAAATCAAGTGAGGATCGGGGTCATGGCCTTTATCAACATCGACGCGCCTGGCAACGGCTTCAACCGGCACGCCGTCCGGACCATCCAGAAGCGCGCCGGCGCGGAGGACCGCAAGGCCGCTGCGGAGGCCCGCCGCGCCCGCCGGAACGCCACGCGCGCACCTGAGCCCGTCTCTCGCCCCATCTGGTCGACCGCCTGTGACAGCATGGCGGATCTGGACCTGCCGCCGACCGCGGTCACCGCCCGCTAACGCGGCTTGAATCCATCCGACTTTGCAGATAGAAAATGAAAGCCCGGCTCGAGTTTGCGACTCGGCCGGGCAAATCCGCAGGCATCCTTGGCAGGGTTTGCGGAAGTTGGTCAGATCTTTGAATAGACGCAAGCATGCTCTTTTTCAAGATCAAAATGTTCAAAGATGTTCAAAAAGTTCAAAGATGCCTGCCAGCCCGGCTGCCGCCGATTGAGCCTCGGATCATCCTTCATCGCAAAGCGAGCCTCGCCGTAGAACGGAGCGAGGGAGTAACGACGAGCGGGAACTTCACCTTCCGACCGTGATCGATTGCCGCCAAGGGGATCGATTGGAAACTGAGGCAAGTACGGCATTTTTGTTTCCTGTTTGCGGGAGAGTGATTCGCAAGCCCGGGCGGCTGGCCCCCGATATCATGGGCACCTCAGCTATACTCGCTGCCACCCTCGGGGTGGAATGCTTGGTACCTCAACCGCATGGCATAGATGCCGGGTCTTGCGGAAGGACGGCTATGCCTTTAACAGTTCAAAGAATGTTCAAAGCCGGGGCGATTCGATGGCGCGTGGCGGATTTAGGAAAAACAGCGGGCCGAAGCTTGATGCAGATGGAAAGGCATTGAAGCCGTACAAGCGTCGCGATGGTGAAAGTTCAGAGAGTTCAAACGGGGAAAGTTCAAACGTTGTTCAAATGCGCGCGGCCAAGGCTGTGCCGGCCGAGTCAAAGGCCGAAGATGGCCCCGCGATCGATCCTCGCGCATGGGCGATGATGCTCCCCGAGATCGAGGAGATCAGCCGGCGGTACTCGTCCAAGAAAGAGCGGACATCGGCCGACAACCCGTTCCAGCTGCCGGCGTTCCCCAAGGCCGCGGTTCCAACCGATCCCAAGCTTCAGATGGCGCAGGACAGCGCCTTGACGGCCAATCTGGGGTTTGCCTCGAATCAGTGGCTCGCCGGCGGGGATGGCGGATTCGCCGGCGAAGGCTTCATGTTCTTGGGCTACACCTATCTCTCGGAACTCGCGCTGCGCCCCGAGTACCGCGTCATGGCCGAGACGATCGCCGATGATGCCACCCGGAAGTGGATTGATTTCGACGTCGTGGGCGATGAGAAGAAGCAGCAAGAGGACCGCGAGAAGGACCCGGCCGGATACGATGAGCGCATGGCCGATCCGGCCGAGCGCAAGAAGCGCGTGGATGGCGCCGGCAAGACCGACAAGGTCAAGGCGCTGCAGGACGACCAGCTGCGCCTGGCGGTCAGGGACCGCTATTACGAGCAGGCGCGCAACGGCGGATTCTTCGGCCGCTCGCATCTCTTCCACGACATCCGAACCAATTCCAAAGACAGCGGAGACGACCCGAATCTTGAGGAACTCAAATCATCGATCGGCGACGGCCGTGATGCGGCGAGCAAAAGCAAAGTTCCGATCGGCTCATTCAAGGCGCTGAAGACTATCGAGCCCATGTGGGCCTATCCGCTGATGTACAACGCTGCGTTCCCATGGCGCCAGGACTGGTACAATCCGCAAGTCTGGTACGTGAACGGTCAGGAGTTTCACGGCTCGCGGCTGCTCACGTTCATCCCACATCCGGTGCCGGACATGCTCAAGCCGGCTTATGCGTTCGGCGGGCTGAGCCTGACGCAGATGGCCAAGCCATACGTCGATCGCTGGATCACGACCGTCTCGAGCGTCAACGCGCTGATCCACTCGTTCTCGGTCATGGTGTTAGCCACCGATCTGTCGACGCTGATGCAGCCGGGCAACATGGCCCCGCTGATGGCGCGCGTGGCGATGTTCAATATGTTCCGCGACAACCAGGGCACGTTCGTCATCAACAACAAGACGGAAGATTTCAAGAATGTCAGCGCTTCGCTGGCCGGCCTGCACGAGCTCCAAGCTCAAGCTCAGGAGCACATGGCTTCGATCAACCGCATTCCGCTTGTCAAATTCACTGGGATTCAACCATCAGGCTTGAACGCATCGAGTGAAGGTGAGATCGAAGTTTATGACGACACGATCGGAGCGTATCAGGCGCGCGTGCTCGATGGCAACCTTCGCACGACGATAAATTTCGAACAACTGTCGTTATGGGGCGAGATCGATCCTGAGATCACGCATCGATGGCAGGAACTCCGCCCGATGACCCAGGCCGAGCGCGGCCAGAAGCAGAAGGATGATGCAGACACCCGTCAGAAGTACGTCGACATGGGGTCTTTCTCGCCGCAGGAAATCCGCAAGATCGCGATAGAGGATCCGGAATTGCCGTTTGGTGGGCTGGATCCAGACGACGCTCCGGAGCCGCCGGCCGAAGAGGGCCTGCTCGGGCCAGGCGCCGGCTCTGCGGCGACCGAGTTCGAGAAGGAAGCCAGCGGCCAAGGCGGCGAATCAGATCAGGGAGGCGGGGCTAGCGATGCCGTCCTCCCTTTCCTCGCGGGCGACGCTGAGTTCGTGGAATCGGAGCACCCGCGCGCACCGGACGGCAAGTTCGGAAGTGGCGGCGGAACCTCAGCGCCGGCCGGGCATCCCCATGGGAGCACGCCGAAATTCCACGCAATGGTCACGAAGCACAAGATCCCAGAGGCGGCCAGTGACGTCGCTAAGTCGGCGCGCGCTCTGAAACAAAAGCAGGGCACCGTTGCCAAATACGCCAAGTACATCGCGGTGATCAATGAGAAGGTGAACGAGATCACCAATTCGCAGTCTGATTCGGACCAACTCATTTCGCTGCAAGGGATCGCCGAAGCTCCGACACCCGACGAAATTAACGATTACGCGCGCGGGTTGGTCCGGGAGGGCAAGGTCAAGGACGTCCTGGGATTCGAAGACGACAAGGAGGGATTCAAGGACTTGATGCAGGAGCTCAGCCCGCAAGAGAAGCAAGACCTGATGATGCTCAAGGGGCGGCTGGAAGCGCTTTACCCGAAGGCGTTTGAAGCCGCGAAAGAAACCCGGAAGCTCGCGCTCGAGACTGAGAAGGCGATGAAGGTCATGCGGAAGCGGATTGAGAAATCACCGATGTACGATGATTTCGAAGATCAGGACGACGTCGAGCATCTCTATGCGGATCGGATGGCGATGATCTCTGAGGATAACCCGGAAGACCTCGACGATCTGATCGGGATCACGAGCTATCTCGCTGATGAGCCAATATCGGCCGAATATGCCGAGATTCTCCAGGGTCAGAAGGATGACATCGATGAATCGGCCGCCGAGCGGAGACGGTTCGACGCTCTCTCAGAAGAGGAGCAGGCGAAGGAATTGGCGGAAAAGGCCGAGAAAGAGCGGCTTGATAAGGCGATGGAGGACAAGCATCGCGAATTGACGATTGAGATCGCCATGCGGGACGGCTGGAAACCGGAATTCAATGACATCGGCAGCGTGACGAATCGGCCTGAGAGCGTGAAACAGGTCGCGTCATCGCCGACCAGCATCGGGAAAATGTACCGGTTCCTTCAGAAATCAGGCGTTGAGATCCCCGAGGCCGGGAAGCGGTTCCTGGATTGGTGAGGATCAGCGAGGCTTGATTGAGCTCATTGCAGCGCGGCCGATATACTCGGCATAAGCCGGTGGGATCGCCTGGGTCATTCTCCGTTGTGTTCGATCACCAAACCATACGCCCTTCCGAAAATATGTCAATAGATCGCATCAATAAATCGTAGATATTTATCCCCGATTGTGCAATATGGGCGGAACGGCGATAATGACCGAATGGAGGTTCCAATGACTGACCCGGCAATCCACGATGCGGCCTCGCGCCAGGCGAGCGGGCCATCCGACGCCATCCGAGACGCGCACGACAATCTCAAGGCGGGGATTGAGATCATGGGATGCGTTCATGACATCCCGCCCCAGATCCACAAAGCCATGCACGCGCTGAGCTATGCGGTGAAGGTGGCCGACCCGCCTCCATCCAACTGGCGCGATGTCGTTCGCGGCTGTCAGCATGACATGGGATTCGATCGCGAACTTGGTCCCGTTGGATGCGATCTTGATGCGGAAGGGCGCGGTGGATGCGTCTGCGCTGGGATCCACGCGGCATTGAAAACGCTTGAGGCCGCTGCGTCCAACGTCACCCAGCGCGGAAAGCCAGTTGCGTGGCGATGGCGACCTCGTGGCGCGGTTAATTGGATCTATGATCCGACCGCCGAATGGCGTAGCCAGCAGAAAGGCGCCGATATCGACATTGAACCGCTCTATTCGGATCCTTGCGCCGTGATATCGCAGCACGCACTTGTTGCCCCACGGGCTGCCAACGCCAAGGCAGAGTCGTTGCGGGAGGTTCGAAACGATCTTCGAAAGTTAGCAATAGTACAGCACGAACGACAAGCATCAGGCGGACTTTTTATAAAAAATGGCAGATCGTGCAGAATTTGCAAAGGGGCATGGACGAATAATGGTCCCGAATTTCATGCGCTGACTTGCACTGCTGTCCCTCTTGAGGAGGCCATTGCCGCCCCTCCCGCCGTGGACAGAGCGATGATCGAGGCGGGAAAGCAAGCTCGGTTCAAACATGGAAAAGGCGGATGGTTCGGGGTTACACCAGATCACAATAATCCCGATTCCTTCGAATATCGGACCATCTACGCCCTCGCCGATGCCAAGGGGGATGGGAAGCCATGAGACACTGGCCGCCAGAGCGATTCGAGCCCGCGCCAGCCCGCTCAGCGCATCGCCTGTCGGCCTTCGTCGGCTGGCTGATCATTTGTCTTGTTGGCGGCGCGATGATATCGGCGGCGCTGGCTATCTGTTACGGGAGGGCGTGGTGAAGGAAGTTCCGGCGCATCTGCAGACATTGATCGATCGCGGGGCCATCACGATCGACGCTCACGGCGTTGTGCGGGTCACCCATCGCACATGGCGCCTGATGACGGCGCAAGGAGCCCTGCACTTTGTCGGCTTCAAGGATGACCGTTATTGGTCGGCGGTGAAGGTCTGGGGTAAGCCGAACTTCGTGCACCGTCATTGGGATTACCGCGCCAAATGCGAGGTAGTGCCCGGCGACGTGGCGATATTTGCCAAGGGCGACGAGACGGACGAGCCGACGCTGTTCGCCTATGATGATAGCGCGTATTTCTGATGAAAATCGCACGCGGAAAAGTGCTCCGGCCGGTCCACCCAAACGCGGGCATTTCCGCAGAATACCGCCGCCGCCTCGACGACCTGATCGCCGACATGCAGGCTTCCTACGAATTCTGGTTGACGGCGGCCTACCGCGCGAATCAGCCCGAGATCGCCCAGGACAAGGCGCCCGACACCGGCGCGCCGGCGCGGGTGACCGCGGTACAGGCCGAGATCGGCTCGCGGAATGTGGTGTGGCTGGCCTACGTCGACGGGCGGCCGCTAATGGACCGCCGCGGCGCGCTGCGGACGTTCCGGAGCCGGGATGCGGCTGAGACCGGGGGGTTGCGCAGCAGCGGCCTGAACATGGTGCTGACCAAGCCGGTGCCGCTCGGTGGGCGCCTCGATCCGGTGTCGCTGGCGAACCTGCCGGTCGAGTTCACGCCCGCCCAGAACCTGCAGGAGACCATCGACAAACTCGGTGCGCGGTGGGAAGCCAGATTCGATGAGGCGGCACCGAAGCTCGCCCGGTGGTTCGCGCAAACCGCCGGCAAGCGGTCCGAAGACGGCCTCAAGAAAGTGCTGCGGGACGGCGGCATGTCGGTGCGGTTCGACACGACCCCAATGATGCGGGATGTCATGAACGCGACGGTCGCGGAAAATGTGTCCCTGATCAAATCAATCGGATCGCAGTATCACTCCGAAATCATCGGGATGGTAATGCGCTCAGTCTCGACCGGCCGCGACGTCGGCGGCCTGACCCGCGAGCTCGAGCAGCGGTTTGGCGTCACGCGCCGGCGGGCCGCCCTGATTGCGCACCACCAAAACAACCTAGCAACGAGCAGCTTCATTCGGGTCAGGCAAATTCAGGCAGGGCTCCAGGCTGTATGGTTGCATTCGCACGGTGGGAAGGAACCCCGGCCCACGCATCTTGCCAACTCCGGCAAGACCTATGACCCGGCCAAGGGCTGGTTCGATAGCGACCCCAAGGTTCGGAGATTCATCTGGCCTGGCCAACTCATTAACTGCCGATGTGTGAGCCGCACGGTTGTCCCTGGATTCTCATAGGAGGTTTTTCGATGTTCAAGATGGCAGTAGCAGTTGCGGCGACCATGTGGGTGTGCCTGTCTATCTTCCTCGTAGAGGCGTATGTCCACCGCGCGCAGGCCCGCGATGACGGTCGCTACGCCGGATCGCCACTTAAGCCATGGTTCGACCACCTCTCAAGCGGCAAGGGGCTCTGCTGCAGCGATGCAGACGGTACCGCGCTTTCCGATGTCGACTGGGATTCCATGGACGGGAAATATCGCGTGCGCATTGATGGCGATTGGTACGACGTTCCGCCCGATGCGGTAATCACCGAACCCAACCGCGCCGGTCGGACCATGGTGTGGCCATTTCCGATGTGGGATGGCACCAAGCACGGGTATGGAATCAGGTGCTTCATGCCGGGGAGCATGACATGAGCGACGACCGATACCCCAAAGCCCGGGAAGAACTGGAGGTCGAGAACCGGGAACTCCGCGCGGCCGTGGCGCGCCTTCAGGCCTCTGTCGGCTCGCTGCAGGCGACGATCATCGCCAGAGAAACCGAGATCGGTAACCTGCGGCACCCGAAGTCGGCCCCGCGGGCGCTGGACAATGCCGCCAAAGACAAATTCGAACGGCCAGGGAGGTGGCGATAATGAGCAGGCAATGAGAAAATGAGAAATCAAGCGACGCAGGCAGTTGAATTGGCTACGAAGATTGCGGCGATGGCTGAGATCGCCATTGCAGACTTCGGGCGAACTATCAAGAATTGGCCGCCGGAATATCAGGCCATCATTTGGGAAGCGGTCGCAGACGTGGCGTTCCGGCGCGCCGAAGAAGCACGGAGGCACCCGCTATGACCGCTCCAGCCACATGCCCTATCCCAGTCGCTCAGATGGATGCCGGTTTCTTCTGGTGTCGCGTCGCTACGATACCCGGCGTGAACGAGGTCGAGGCGGCGGCCTTCCAGGCGCGGACCTTGGTCGGAGAGCGGTTGCTCGAGATCCAGCGCTTGGTGACCGAGGCGCGCGAGGCATTGTTTCAGGCGACGGTCCCATGCGCTCAGGATTGGATGCCGACGAAGCGATCGATGAACTGACGGGAACTTTTGTTCCTGCGGCGAATTGGCTCAGTTCACCGGAGGACTACGCTATGTCCTGCTTCTCTCTCGATTTTATGGAGCGTATGTGCATCCTGGTCGTCATCTGCATGGGCCTGTGGGCGATCATCAAGCTGTTCCTGCCTTTCCTGATGGCTCATTTGCCGCCGCTCGTCGTTCAGATCATCAACATCGTCATTTGGGTCGTGATCGCGATCATCTGCATCGTCATCATCTTCGCGCTGCTGTCATGCCTCGTCGGCGCCATGGGAGGGCTGGGCGGATTGAGCCATCCCTTTCGCTGAGAACGGCCAGGAGTGCATCGACACCCAAAGCGATGCGCCGGATTGCATTCCGCCGATCCCGAAGGGGCCGCGGTCGATTTGCCAAAATTGCTGAATTGCGCTGTTCGGCCGATCGGCGTAGACTGCGCTCGGTGATTGGACTGCCAGAGATCCTTGGCCTCGGTTTTGAACCCGGGGCCTTTTTCTTGCGTGGAACCTCGCCGCCGTGATAGAGGCGATGATGCTCTCACTCGCCCCGAACGCTGCCATCCCCGCCGGCCTCCGCCGCAAGACCGCTTTTGATGCATCTGGGATCACAAAACATGCGGCCGGCGTGCTGTTTGTTGCACCGGACGGCGATATCCTGCTGTTGCGGCGCACCGGGACGCCGGGGAAAGACAATTTCGTGGGTCATTGGTCGCTGCCAGGCGGCGGCGTCGAGGAGGGCGAGACACCAGAGGCCGGCGCCGCGCGCGAGGCCAAGGAAGAGATGGGCGTCGACACGGACCCCAAGAGCTTCAAGGTCCTCGATCAGAAGGTGACCCCGACCGGGATGGCGTTCCACACCTTCGCCCAATCAGTAGCGAAGAAATTCTGGCCGCAACTGAACGACGAGCACAACGGCGCTGGCTGGTTTCCGCTGAGCGAGCTGCCGCGGCCGATCCACCCCGCAGTCGAGTCGATGCTTAAGAACAAGCTTGGCGATGACCTGGGCGGCGCGCGCGACGGGCTGGTTGCATGGTCGAAACTTGCCGATGAAGAGGCCGAACGCGGCCGTGCGGCAGACGCTTGCCCGACCTGCGGCGGGACTGGTGAGCTCGCAGGCCCTGGCTGCAAGTGCGAGGACTGCGGCGGGGCCGGAAAGAAGCTCGGCGCGACTGATTCGGCGTTCGTCATCGCCATGGACCGGGACAGCGTCAGATCCTTCGACCGTGATGGCCGCATGCGGGTTGCCATTGCCAATCTGAGCAAAGAGCAGATCAGGCCCTATGTCGGTCGAGAAATTCCCGGCTGGGATGACGCTACCCAGACCCACAAGCTGGGATTGGATCCGGACAAAATCTACAATCTCTATTGCCCGGGCGAAGAATTGGAAAAAGCGGCAGAAACCTTCAATGGGATTCAACTTCTCAAGAAGCACACGCCGGTGAATGCAGAGGATCATAAAAAAAACGACATCATTGGGACGACCGGGACGAATGCGAAATTCAATTCTCCGTTCTTGCAAAACAGCCTGGTTGTTTGGACGCAAGAAGGAATCGACCTCATCGAATCCGAGGAGATGAAGGAATTGAGTTGCGGGTATTTTTATGTACCGTTGATGACCCCGGGCGTTTTCAAGGGAGAGCCTTTCGACGGAATCATGACGCAACTGTCCGGCAACCATTTAACGATTGTCGGCGATGGTCGAGCTGGATCGGAATGCCAAGTTGAGGATTCTGCGGTCGAATTGCAGTGGGCCGCGATCGAGCGGGCAATGATGGACATGACTACATGATCGACGCCCGCGCCATCCGAATTTCCCTCAATCTGACGCAAGAGCAATTCGCGAAGCGCTTCGGCCTGAATCTGGCTACGATACGCGAATGGGAGCAGCATCGTCGCGAACCCACGATGCACGCGAGAGTCCTTCTCGCCATCATCGCGTACGCTCCCGAAGTTGTCGATCAGGCACTTCGAGGCGGCTAATAATCTGACGCACTATCAGATTTTCCCAAAATAAGCGAAAGATTGCGGCATCAATCCCCGAATCCTCCGAGGGAGATGAGTGGGTAAGCTCGGTGACGAACTCCGGAAAAAGTACAAAACGCCCCGGGAAGCCCTGCGGGCGCTCGGCCTCGACGAGCAACTGCTCGACATCTCCCGCCTCGCTTATGATGGAGCAAATCCGATGAAGGCAACCAGGTTCGGCGCGGTCGCGCTCTCGATCACTGCGGCTCACGTCGCGCCGCTTCTGGCGATGGACCAGAAGGCGACGCTCCCGGTTGACCTGTTCAAGGGGCTGACCAGCAAGAACTTCAAGACCGGCCGCGAGAAGCTGCTGGCCGGCGTTCGTCTCGCGCTCGATGGCAAGCTGCGCAAAGGCCTTGCGCTCGATGGCAGCATGCAGAATTTCGCCAAGGCGATCGACGCCTTCAATGAGAATATGTCCGGCGCCGGCGTCGACGAGGAGGCCCCGAAGCCCGAGGAGATGGAGAACGCGGCCACGGTCGGCCCGCTCGACGTCACGGAGCCCCACAAGGAACCCGGCGAGAAGGGCTTCGATGCCGAGCCGTTCAAGAATTTTCTCCGGGAAAAGGGGATGGGCGAGGACGACATCATGAAGGCGTGCGACATGATGCCGAAATCCGACATCACCGGCGACGCCGAGGAGACCCCGGAAGAAAAGGCCGCCCGGGAGAAGAAGGAAAAGGATGACAAGACCGCCGCCGACGCCGCGGCCGCAGAAAAGGACAAGAACATGGTTACTCCCGGTGCGATGGACGCCGCCCTCAAGGCTCAGGCCAACGAATTCCAGAAGGAATTGACCAAGGTCCGCGACAACGAGCGCGGCGTCCGCGCGGCGATCGCCGAGGTCCATCCCTGGGTCGGCGAACTGCCCGCCACCATGGCATTCGACACCGCCGCCGACGTCCACCGCCATGCGCTCGTGATGCGCGGCGTCGAGGGCGCCAAGACGCTGCACGCCGACGCGCTGCTACCGATCCTCAAGACGCTGCCGAAGAACGGCGCCAGGGCTCCCGAGAACAACGGTGGTGGCGAGCATATTGCCATGGATTCATCCGACCGCGCTGCGGTTGTCGCTCTGGCTCCCGATTTCGCCAACATCTCGACGACGCTCTGACTGATCGCGTTACGAAACGGACTTTTAATTAATCGAAGGAGAGATCACAATGAGCGGTACCGGAGGGTGGCAAACGCAGGTGGCCGTCCAACCTGCAGCGTTTATTCCCGGCTCGCGTGTGAGCCAGAATCCGCTCTTTAGTTATGACGCTGGACCCGGCGGTCTGGTGTCGGGCGCCTCGCTCTTCGTCGGCCGCTTCGCCTGGGTGACGCCGCCGCTGGACCCGAACGGTGGCCCGACGATCGCGAATAGCTTCGGCAACGGCCCGCCGAACGGCTTCCTGATGCTGAATCAGCAGGCGCTGAATACGACATTCTTGAGCAACGCCGGTATGCAGGTCCAGCCGGGCGCGCAGACCGCGCTTCAGATCGCCGGCGACTTCGCGATCCAGAACGACGGCACGACCGAGGCCGAGGCCGGTCAGAAGGCATTTGCCTTCGTGGCGAGCGGTAAGGCGACGTTCGCGGCTACGGGCACGATCTTCGGCGGCGCGTCCGGTTCCGCCAGCACGATAGCTGCGGCTACATTCTCGGTTACCGGATCCATCTCCGGCAACATCATGACCGTCACGGTGGTCGGCTCGGGCACCGTCACACCCGGCGCTTCTGTTTCCGGAACATCCATCCCAACGTCGCCCGCTCCGCAAATTGTCGCGCAGTTGACTGGCACCCCGGGCGGCGTCGGGACCTATTCTCTGAATGTCGGTGAAATCACCGCTGCCTCAGAAACGATTTCCGGTACTTACGGAATCTTGACGATCGGCGGAACCGTTGTCGGTACTTTCCAAGTTGGCGATGTCCTGACCGGTACGGCCCCACTGGTGAATGGGACCGTTATCACAGCCAACATCACCGGCAGCGGCGGTAGTGGCGGAACGATGGCGGTCAACAACAACACGGTGGTCAGTACGCCACAGGCGATCACAGCCAGCCTTGCTGTTGAGACCACTTTCTACGCGCGGTCGACCGGCCTGCCGGGCGAGGCTGTGAAGATCAGCTCATTCAAGGACGCTGGCGGCAACTAATAGCGTTGTCACTTTTTGACGTCTCGTTTGAGGCGGATTGAAAACGGGAAAGCAGGAGCTTCATCGATGGACCGGAACCAAGCAATCGCCGAGTTTAACAAGGTGAGGCACGTCCTTAACCACGAGGGCGGGGTTATTTTCGATGGCGCCCGAATGTTCATTCCCGATGAGTGGAAGAACACGGGGGACAAGTCGCTCAGACAAATGGCGTTCGATGCCGCCGGCACCTTGGGCACCGATCCGAATGCGGCGCTCCCCGCGATGCTCACCACCGGCATCAGCCCGGATGTGATCCGGTTCGTATTTGCCCCGCTGCAGATCGCCAAGATCCTCGGTGGTGAGCGCAAGGTCGGCGACTGGCTGATGGAAACCTACATCTTCCCGGTCATCGAGGAGAACGGCGAAGTTTCCAGCTACGACGATTATTCGAACAACGGCCGCACCGGCATCAACTTCAATTACCCGCAACTCCAGTCCTATCTGTTCCAGACCTTCGTCAACTACGGCGAGCGGGAGACCGAGCGCGCCGGCCTGATGCGGATCAACTATGTGGGTGAACTGACCAGCGCTGCGGCCGGATTGCTCAATCGATTCGGAAACCTCGGATATGCCTTCGGCCTGGCTGGCCTGCAGACCTACGGCTTGATCAACAACCCGTACCTCTCGGCGTTTTTGACGCCCGCCATCAAGGCGTGGGGCGGGACATCATGGTTCAACGCCGGCTCGCCGGCCGCAACTGCCAACGAGGTCTACAACGACATCCTGGCGGTGGTCGAGCAGATCATCAATCAGACCAACGGTGCGGTTGAGATGGACTCGCCGATGACGCTGGCGCTATCGCCGCAGTCGCAACTTGCCCTGGAATTCGCGAACTCGTTCGGCGTCTTCGTCAAGGATCTCCTGAAGCGCGGCTTCCCGAACATGAAAATTGTCCCCGCGCCGCAGTACGGGCAGAAAACCACCAACAACACCCAGGGCGATTCCGCCATCGGGAACGTGTTTCAGATCATCGTCGATAACATCGATGGCGGCAAAGTCGCCTATCCAGCCTACAACGAGAAGCTCCGCGCACACAAACTGATCCCGCAGGCCTCAAGTTGGCTGCAGAAATACACGAGCGGGATCTTCGGTGTTGTCACGAGAATGCCGGTTGGCATAGCTGGGATGCTCGGCGTTTAGTCGCTCACGAGGGCGTGGATCGAAACCCTTCCCGGGGAAAATTGTGTATGAAGCCTTAGCCTCTCCATATATAACGTGGAGAGGCGGGCTCACAACGAAGGGAAGAGATCATGTCGACACTGACGGCCAAGCAGAAGCGAGCAGAGCGTGAGGATCGTCTGCGGGCCGAGGGCGCCGCGCAGGCCCGGGCCGAAATGGCAGGCGCCGCTCCACGCGAATCCAATGGCCCGACATCCGAGCAAATCCAGGCGCTGAATCAGAAGGCGTTCGCTGATCCTGGCGCCGTTGCGGCCGCCTCTGGGGGTGTCGCGCAGCCCCAGCGCGCCGGCGCAAAGGTGATCGTCGCCTGCAAGATCGGCGTGCCGTACGTCAACCTGCAGCTTTGCGAGATGATCGAGGTCAACGAGGAGACGCAGACCGGCTCGCGGAAGCGGATGCAGGCACGGCGGACCGGGTCAGTTGTCCGGCTCCGCGGCACGGCCTATCCTCGAGGCGCGAAGCCATCGGAATTTCCCGACCCTCCGGTCATGGTCGGCGGCGCCGCGCTGAACTACGGGATCGACAAGGACTGGTTCGATCAGTGGTTGGACCAGAACAAGCGCAGCGCGCTCGTGATGAATGGGTTGATCTTCGCCCATGAAAAAGAGGATATGGTGCGCGGGCAGGCGACCGAACAGGCGGCGATCCTGAGTGGCCTGGAGCCGATCAATCCGAAGTCCGATCCGCGCATCAGGGCGTTCGCCAAGCCCACCCGGGAAGAGGTCAGCGATGTTGAAACCAGACCAAGAAAAGGCGTCTAGCGAGATGCAGCCGGAACGGAAGACGGTGCGCATCGCCTGCCGCATCCCGAACGGCGTCGCAATCCGTCTCTCGAAAGTGGGTTGGGATGACGGCACCGGCGTCAAGCCGACGGTCCATGATGGACCCGGCATCCGGCTCAACGGTCCGTCCCCTCTGCACACGGGAGCCGGCAACACTAGTCCGGACGATCTTGAGCCTGGGATCACGGACGTCGACGCGGAATGGTGGGGCAAATGGCTGGCGCAGAACAGGCTGAACCCGGCCGTCCAACTGAAGCAGATCTTTCTCCTCGAGGAGGAAGCCAAGTCAAACCCTACGCTGTGACCTTCGCGGAGACGCTCGCGAAGAGTCAGGAACTTGACCGCGTTCTGGCGGCGCCTTTGAAGGACGTGATGATGCCTCAGGAGATCGGTGGGAAGCGGTTGGCGGGAAGGCTCGGTGCCATGTTCGACCAGGTCAAGCAGGTCATTGATCAGGTAGAACTCGGCGTCGTGGCTGCGGCGGCCGAGCTCATGGAAGAGGCCAAGGGCGCGAAGGCAATTGAAGTGGCAATCCGCGCCGAGACTGCGGCAGTGCGCGCATTCAAAGCGAAGATGCTCGGAGACAACGCGCTGGCAGGCGAGAACGAGGACAAGACCGAGCAGGAACCAAAAGTCACCGATCAGGCTGCGGAATGACGACGCCAGCGATCACATTCGTATTCACGGACTGGATCGCGCAATTCGGCGAGTTCTCGGCTGTGAACCCGGTGGCGGCGCAGGCGTGGTTCAACCGGGCCACCAATTTCTGCAGCAACGATACCTGCAACCCGGCCTATCAGCAGGACCCGACCGGCGGGATACTGACGGGGCTGCTCTACCTGCTGACGGCGCACATCGCGTGGCTCAACGCGCCGCGGGATGCGTTCGGAAACCCGGCCGCGACCGGCCAGCCCGCCTCGCCGATCGTGGGGCGAATCAACACGGCCTCGGAGGGCTCGGTGTCGGTGGGTGCCGACATGGGGGACGCCAACGAGGGCTCGCCGTCGCAGGCATGGTTTATGACCACGCGCTATGGTGCAGAATTTTGGTTTGCCAGCGCAAATTATCGGCAGGGTTTCTACGTCGCGCAGCCGACGATCCTGCCAGAAAACAGCTTGCTCTTCCCGTATGGCGGCCGGTGGCGCGGCGGATATTGAACCATGCCTGTCCGCGGCGGGAACAAATTCCAAGCCCAATTGCAGAAGATGGCCGGTGCCGTAACGTCGGCGCAGACCGTCAAGGTCGGATTCCTTGAGAACGCGACCTATCCCAACGGCACCAAGGTAGCCACTGTGGCCGCGATACAGGAATTCGGCGCCCCGCGCGCTGGCATTCCGCCGAGACCGTTCTTTCGCAACATGATCGCCGCGAAGAGCCATGAATGGGGCCCGGCCGCCGGCGCGCTGCTGGTCGCCAACGGCTACGATGCGACCGCGACGCTCAACATGGTCGGCGAGGGCATTGCCGGTCAATTGCGGCAATCGATCGTGGACACGAACACGCCGCCCCTTAGCCCTGTCACGCTGGTCCTGCGCGAGTTTTTCTGGACGAATCCTTGGGACATTCGTGCTAGAGATGTCGCAGCGGCTCGCGGCTTGGTCGCCCAGGGTCACACGGCTTCGGCCGGCACCTCGACCAAACCTTTGGTCTGGACAGGGATGCTCCTGGGGTCGATCAGCCACGAAGTGACGTAAACCCAACCTGAGGAGGGTCCTATGGATCTCGACAGCTTCTATGCCGACTACCGGGCCTTCAAGGCGCGCGTTGCTCCGATGATTGACGATTGGGAACGGGTGAATGCGGAACCGGCGATCAGCGCCGAACTCGCGGCCCAGATCAACGCGCCGCTTCCGCCGAGCAACCCGATGACGCCGCTTGGTGGCGATCACGTACTGGCGGCAACGCCCGCCGCTCCGAGCGCCGCGGCCCCACTGGCGCCCGCCGCACCCACCGTCCGCGGCGAATCAGCGCCCGCGCTCCAGTCCGGCGGTCCGACCATCCAGCAGTGGGTTGCCGCCGGTTACAGCGCCGCAAAATATCCGCCGCCGCCGTATTCATCCCAGAGCTCGCCCGAGGACGTCGCCGCCGCTCAGGCCGCTGAGGTCGAGGCCGCCGCTGCCAAGGCTCCCACGCCGCCCGCTGCGCCGACCGATGAGGCTGCGGCCGCCGCCGCCCTCCAAGCCGAGATCCACAAGCCGCTTCCGCCGACCTCCGCCGTCGGGTAATCATTCATTCGGCGCCCAGAGCAAACCTGAAGGAGTTCTACCATGGCCCTCAAAAGTTCCCTCGTGCTTTGGTCGTCGCTTGGCGATGTCAATCTGAACGCTGCCCAAGCTGCTGCGATCGGGGCATCGCTTGGTAACGGTGCTGCGACATTCGGCGCCAATGCCAACAACCCGTTGCAGATGGGCGATGACGGCAATCTGATCGTTCAGACCATAGCGGCCGGTCGAAATCCTGCAGGGACCGGGAGCGACTATGTGGTGGCGGTGGGGAGTATTCCGGTTGGTGCCTTTGATATCGCGAATCGCGGCATCAACATCATGGCAGCCGGCTCGGCACTGAATGCGACCAGCAAGACGTTCAAAATCATCATGGGTGCGACGGCGCCGGCCGTTGGATCAATTGTCAGCGGCGGCACGACTGTCGCCGCACTTGGTCCCGTCACCACGACCTCGGCAGGCGGCTGGCAACTCACGGCCAATGTGTTCAAGTATGGCGCCGCAGGTTCGAATACGCAAATCGCGATCCACGAAGCCGGTCAATGTGGCGCGGATCTAGCCACGCTCACCGCATTTTCATTGCTCACGCTGAACGAGTCCGCCGCGATCTCGGTTGCGGTGACGATCAATGCGGCGACGGCCACCGATGCGATATTCGCATTTTTGCAGGTATTTGGAATGAATTGAGGAGGCTGCGATCAACCTTCACGGCCTCGTTTCTCCCTACGTCGGTGCGGTCAACCCTCTGATCCCGGTCACGGTCCAGATCAGCACCGGGCCCGGCGCGCAGAACCCAGACGGCAGCCAGGCGCCCTCGTTCGCCACGCCGGGCGCAATCACAGCCTCGGTCTCGGGCGATGTCTTGACCGTCACCAACGTCGCCAGCGGGGTCTTGCAGGCCGGCCAGACGCTATCCGACGCCGGAGCGCTGCTGCCGGCCACCACGATCACGTCGCAGTTGACGGGCACCACCGGGAGCCTCGGGACCTATTTGCTCAGCCAGATCCAGCCGTCGCCGATCGCATCCGAGGCGATGACGACCGCGCTCAACCTGATCGGGCAGGTTCAGGCACTATCAACGCGCGATCTCCATCAGACGGAAGGGCTCAACCTTCAGGGAGAAATGCGCGCGCTTTACGTGTCGGGAAAGCTGAACGGGGTGGTGCGCGTTTTGCTGAAGGGTGGCGATCTGATACGATTGCCTGACGGAACGGTGTGGCTTGTGACGCTGGTCCCTGAACCTTGGGGGCTGACTGCTGGATGGACAAAATGTGTGATCACCTTGCAGAACGGAAGTTGAAAACATGAAATCAAGTTTGAAAACGTGGCTGGCCGTCGCCTACGTCGCCCTCGGGCTGATCATGTTCGCCTCGGCCGCGTTTTCCCAGACCGCCTACAATGGGCTCGGGAGTACGACGCACTTCGCCGGGACGACTCCCTATACGGGGAATCAACTATTCGCGCTGAACAACAGTGGTAGCGCCGTGGCGTCGCCGATCGTTCTCAATAGCGTTCCTCAAGGGCAGGCGCTCACGATCAAGGCGTTGATCTATTCGAACGGCACCAACAAGCCGGGGACGTCGACGCTGTGGCTCTATTCGGCCAAGCCGACCACGACCGGTCTCGTAGATGGCAGCGCCTACGTTGGACCTTATGCGGCGGATCTCGCCGCCAATATCTACCTGGGGAATCTTACCTGCTCGGCATGGCAACCGACCAACGACGCCACAGCGCAATATTTCTCCGAATGTTCCGGCTCGAGCCTGATGTTGACAACCATGCAGCCGATTCCATCGCAAGAACCGCAAGCAACTATCTATGCCTTGGAAGAGGTCGGCGCCTATACGCCGATCGCCAGCGAGAAGCATTCGTATTTCCTGCGAACCTATAAAGAGAACTGATGATGCGCCGACGATCTTTCATCACCGGGATTTCGATACTGGCCGTATCCGCGCTGCTGGCGCTTGGGTGGCTGGGATCGGCGGATGCGGTCTCTGGAAGCCGGTTGCTTCTACTTGGGGGACCCCCTGGATGGGTCCAAAAAGGTGCGATCATTGATGAGGTTTTTACAACTTCTCAGTATTACCCGCGCCCGATCGCGCAGGAACTAGTCGATACCAGAGCTTCATCCAAATTTCTTACGCCAACGAACGGAGTGCTTGTTTCCATCGGGAATAACGTGCTGCCACTTAGCAGCGCTGGTTTGTTGGTTGAACCGTCCGCGACAAATGGCGCGCTTCAGTCTCAAAATTTCTCTGCGACGTGGGCAGGAGCTCACAGCGGGATCGCCACGGCAAATGCCACAACGGCACCGGATGGAACTACGACAGCAAGCAAGATTGCTTATGGGTCGGCGACGAACCAGAACTATCTGTTCGCGCAGGCTCAGACCTACGTCACGTCATCTGGGTATATCGTTTATACCTACGCCAAAGCAGCGGACTACAATTTTCTGGCGCTTGTGACGTTCGACGGAACCGACAATTTCGGTGTCATCTATAATTTGAGCACTGGAGCAGTAGTCGGAAATATCACCAACGCGCCGGTAGGAATGATAACGGCAAGCGGCTCGTCCGCATTAGCAAATGGTTGGTATCTTTGCTGGTTCGCATTCACCGCGACAAATACTGGTTCGGCGTCGTTTGGCATTCAGGCCGGTCCCCAGCAAAGCAATAGCCAGAATATTAATACTCCAGGAGCTGGGGCGACCGGGAGTGGAATCTATGTTTGGGGTTATCAGAGCATGCTTGGATCGCTGCCGTCATCGTACATTCCGATCACAACATCGACCGCTCCGCGCGCTGCCGACTCGATCGTCATTCAAAGAACTGGTATCGGGAGAATCGTTTTCACGTTCGACAATGGGAGCACGCAGACGATCTCTGGCATCAACCCTGCGGCTCAATACACTATCCCGACAAACCTGAACCGCGCGCTGATCACCCGAATAACGGGATATGCATCGTGAAGTGGGGCCTAGCTTTATTTATGCTCGCCTTCGCCCAGGACGCGAGCGCTCAATCGATGTCGCTGACGTTTCCGACATCGCTCACGATGGCATCAGGCCTACCGCTGCCATTCACGGGCGTCACCGTATCCGATCCGAATCCAAATGCGACAACGGACACGGTCACGATTTTAATCAGCGGATCGGCTGGAGGAACACTGAGCGGTCCTGGCTTGACGGGGTCTAACCCCTATACGCTGATCGACGCGCCGGCCAATATCACGGCAGATCTGCAGGCCCTGACATACACCCCTGCGGTCGTTGGAAACACAAATGCGATTTTCGATATCTCGGTGTTTAGCACAGCAATCGCCACCTTGCAGCCTTCGGCGGCAGAGGTACAGATTCAAAACATCAATCTGACCGATGAGGTACCGTACCCAGCGCCGTCTTGCACGTTTGTCCCGAGGAACTTCAAGGGCGTAAATATTTCCGGGGCGGAAAACACTTACCCAGCAACGTCGCAATTCAACTATATCTACCCTGCGAATGTGGAGTTGGATTACTTCGCATCGAAGGGATTCGGGCTGATCCGCATGCCGATCCAGATCCGCCGCGTGCAAGAGTTTTCCTATGGCGACCTTGATCCGATCGGGCGAACCGACGAACCGGCTGTATCTGGGTCGACGCCGGGAACGCAAACCAACCTATTGGCGATAAAGGCAGTTCTTGATCACGCGTGTTCCGATAATCTCTATGTCGTGATTGATCCGCACGATTACGGTTACATTCAGGATACGAACACCAACACGTCTAGGCCGATCGGATCCGACCCCGAGGCAACAGCGCAGTTCAAGGATTGGTGGATTCGGGTATCGACCAAATTTAGCAATTACCCAAACTTGATCTTTGGGCTTATGAATGAACCATATGCGCAGACGCCCGGACAGTGGCAAGTGGGCGCGGTCGCAGCCATCAACGGCATTGCGCAGGTAACGACTTCGCGGATGGTGTTCATCCCAGGCACATCGTACACAGGTGGGCATTCCTGGGTTTCAAGCGGAAACGCTACGGCGTGGGCTGGCTACGTTCCTCCAGCAGGCATGCAAATCGCCTTCGAGATGCACGAATACCTCGATAGCGATTATTCAGGATCACACGCGGTTTGCGCCGGCAACGGTTCGGCGCCGATGACAGCAGCAACCGCATGGGCGCAAGCAAACGGGTTCAAGATCTGGATCGGCGAAATCGGATGGTCGCAGGACCCAAGTTGTCCGCCCGACGCCACCAATCTGATGAGTTATTTCACGGCGAATGAGCCCACGTACCTTGGTTGGGCCTATTGGGTTGGCGGCAGTCAGGCGTTCTATGGCTCGTATATGTACACCGTGCAGCCTACCGGCTACCTCACTGGCCCATTTGCGGATAAGCCTCAGATGTCGATCCTCGCTGGAAATCTGAATTGATCGGAAATTCAAACATGACGAAATTAAGTTTGAAAACGTGGCTCGGTATTGCCTATGTCGTGATCGGGCTGATCATGTTTGCCTCAGCAGCTTTTTCTCAGGGCATCACCGATCAGCCCATGGTTCCGCTCGGATATTGCCAACTTACCGCGCCTTCCGCCGCAACCAAACTATCGACTTGCGCTGGCGGTATTCCAACCAACGCAAGGACGGCTTACATCTATGTTGAGACTGGCGCGGTTCGATATCGCGATGATGGCGTTGCGCCGACAGCCGCGATTGGCATGCCCATAGCTGTTGGTGGGACGCTATTTTACACGGGGACATTGAGCAGCTTTCAGGTTATCCAGCAGGCGGCATCAGTGGTAAATATTCTGTTTTATCGATGACGCCATCTCCGACCCAGTCGAACGTCTTCGCGCAACTCCGGAGCTTCTTACTGGCGGTCCTGCCCTCTGGCGTTGTGGTCGTTCCAGCGCAGCAGAACCGGGTGCCTGAGCCGGCTGGGGTCGATTTCGTCGTGATGACGCAGATTCGCCAGGAGCGGCTTGAGACAAACGTCGATGGCTACGCCGACGGCGTGTTCACGGGCTTGATCGCTGGCCCTACGATGACGATCACCGCAATGAATCCCAAGTTTCCCAATGCACAGATCGGGGTCGGCAGCACCATCTTCGGCGTCGGAATCGCGGCGGAGACCTCGGTGAGCGCGATCCTGACCGGAACTGGCCAGATCGGGACCTATACGGTGGCGCCGTCCCAGACCGTCGGCCCACTGACCATCTCGACCGGCACAAAGCAAATCATGATGCCGACCAAGCACACGATCCAACTCGACTTCCACAGCGCTGATTTGAGTTCGGCCGGCGATATGGCCGCGACCGTGAGCGCGCTGTTCCGGGATGAGTTCGCTGTGCTCCAGTTTCAAGGACAATCGCCCTATTACGGTGTCGCACCGCTTTACGCCGATGATCCGCGCCAAGCCCCATGGGTCAACGACCAGCAGCAGGTAGAATGGCGCTGGACTTTGGATGCTTTGCTCCAATCAAACATCGTGATACAGGTTCCTCAGCAGTTCACAGATTCCGTGGTTCTCACGCCGGTAAGCGTCGATGCAAAATATCCCCTGTCTTAGGAGGACACCGCTTTGACGACGATCCCAGCCTCGTTGTTTGTAAACGTCGTCCCGTCCGTCCTCTCGACCGTCGGCCAGGCCGTCAGTCTCAACGGCCTGATCCTGACGAGCAGCAACCGAGTCCCGCTTGGGGCGGTCTACAGCTTCTCAAGCGCGCCCGCAGTTGCCGCCTTCTTTGGGTCATCGTCCCAGGAAGCCCTGATGGCGGGCGGCGGCAGCGGCAAGGGCGCCGGGTATTTCGGCGGGTTCACCAACTCCAATTCGCTGCCGGGCGCGCTGCTGTTCGCGCAGTACAACGCCGCCGCCGTCTCGGCGTATCTGTGGGGCGGCAACGCCGGCGCAGCCCTGACGCTGACGCAGCTGCAGGCCCTGAACGGGTCCCTCAATATCGTCATGGACGGCTACGCGCACGCGATCGCGTCAATCAGCCTTTCCTCGGCAAACAGCTTCTCCGCCGCAGCGGCCGCGATCCAGGCGGCATTCACCGACCCCACCGAAGCTTCGTTCACGGCGGCCATCGGCGCCACCTTCACGGCGACGCAGGCCGGCACGAACATGACGACATCAGCCGTCACCGGGCTGATTTCAATCGGTGACATCGTTACCGGAACCGGCGTCGCGGCGAATACCACGATTGTTTCCCAGACCTCCGGGACCACGGGCGGCGCCGGCGTCTACGTCACCAGCCTGAGCGGCACCGCTTCCGGTGCGGCGTGCGTCGGCTCGAGCACGGTCCTCAATGTCACGGTGGAATCGGTTGTCTCCCTGGCGGTCGGTCAGACCGTGGTCGGCGCCGGCGTCACGGGCGCGCCGACGATCACCGCGCAGCTCACCGGGGCCGCCGGCGGAGTGGGTACTTATCGCCTCAGCGGCGCGCAGCAGCAGGTCGCCAGTGAGGCCATGACGGCGATCGCCACGGCTCCCCTGGTCACTTTCGACTCGCAGTCCGGGGCATTCATCATCACCTCGGGGATCACTGGAGTCGCTTCGACCTCGGCTTTCGCCACCGGGACGCTGGCGGCGTCGCTACTGCTGACTTCGGCGACCGGGGCGTTTCTGTCGCAGGGCGCTGCGGCGGCGACGCCAGCGAGCGCCATGAACGCCGTGGTCGCGATCACCACGAACTGGGCGACCTATACGACCACGGTTGATCCGGATGGCGGCGTCGGGAACACGCTCAAGCAAGCCTTTGCCGCTTGGAAAAACACCTTCCCGAATCGCTACATGTACGTGCCGGGCGATACCGACGTGCTGGCGCGATCGAACCCGCCGCAGTCGGAAACCCTCGGGCAGATCCTTGCCGGTAACGGAGACTCCGGGACGTTTCTGATCTCCGAATTGACCGATCTCAACCAAGCCGCTTTCGTGATGGGAATCGCGGCGTCGATCAATTTCAATCAGGCAAACGGCAGGACCGATTTCGCATTCCGGAGCCAGACCGGACTGGTTTCCGACGTCGTGTCAGGACAGACCGCGATCAACATCGGAGGCAATCCGCAAGTTCTCGGCGATCGCGGCAACGGGTACAATTATTACGGAGCCGTCGGGTCTGGAAATGCCAATTTCACGTGGCTCCAGCGCGGGATCATCACCGGATCGTTCCTGTGGGCCGACAGTTACGTCAATCAGATCTGGCTGAACAGCAACCTGCAACTCGCGCTGCTCAACCTGATGAATAACTCTCTGTCGACCCCGTTCAACACGGTCGGCGCAGCGCTCATTGAAGCGGCGCTGGCCTCACCGATCCAGGCCGGTCTCAATTTCAACGCCTTCGCGCCCGGCACCATTTCACCGGCGCAGATCGCCGCGGTGAATTCGCAGGCCGGCGCGAACGCCGGCAATCCCAGCCTCAACATCACGGACACGCTGCAAGCCCAGGGCTACTACCTCCAGGTGCTCCAGCAGGCGACGAACATCCGGCTGAACCGCGGACCATGGGCGATCACATTCTGGTACCTTGATAGGGGATCAGCCCAAAGCATAAGCCTGTCCAGCGTTGCCATCCAATGAGGAGCATCTGAAATGGGCGTTATCACCGCATCCGATGTCGTGCTGACGCTGACGCAGGCGCTGCTCTATCCGACGCCGCAGCAACTCCAAGGCTTTGCGGCGGATGACGTCTTCGACATCCCCGCGATCAAGTCGATCGAATCGACGATGGGCGTCGACGGCGTTTTGTCCGCCGGCTTTGTTTTCGTCGAAATCCCGTGGGACATCGTTCTGCAGGCGGATTCGGCCTCGAACGCGATATTCGATCGGATCTGGGGCCAGCAACAGGCCACGAAATCGACCTATCAATTGTTCGGCTCGGTCAAAATTCCGGGCACGTCGACGAAGATCGCACTCAACGCCGGGTTCTTGAGTTCCTATAAGGCGCCATCGGCGAAGAAGGTCATGCAGCCCCGACGTTACCAGATGATCTTCCAGTCGATGGCGGTCGCGCCGGCATGACCGAGGCTTGCCCGCGCTGCGGCGATGCGTGGCATCATCCGCTGATCCAATGTCCGTACGTCAAGGCGGTCACATTCGCCGATGATGGGGTTCGGATCGTGCGGGTCGAGTTCCTGACGCCGTCGGATATGCCGCAGGTCCGCGGCGCACCCGGCGCCGATCAACCTGACGATTACCCCAAGCTCGGAAGGTCCTGATGGCGAGACAGAGCCAATTGGTAACGGTCCCAAGTTTCCCCGGCACCCGCAACCGGGACCTCGGCAAGTTGTTCCTGATCACCGAGTGGCCGGCCGCCCTCGCCGAGGAATGGGGTCTCCGGATGACCTTGGCGCTCAACAAGTCGTCGGGCTCTCTTCCGATGGATCTGGCCGGAATCGGAATGGAAGGGATCGCCATCCTCGGGATCAACACCTTCCTGCGCGGGAGCATGGAAGCGGCCGAACTGATCCCGCTGCTGAACGAACTGCTCGAATGCGTCCGGATCATCCTGGACAAGAAAAACATGGAGGTTTCCCAGCCGATCACGTCGCCCGACGATATAGAGGAGGTCGCAACCCGCCTCTGGCTGAGAAGCGAGGTGATAAAACTCCACACAAATTTTTCACCGGCCGACGCCCTGTCGGCCTTGATCTCCTCGATTATGACGAAGTCCCCGGCCTCCGCGAGTACGTGAACGTTCCGCCGCGGATCGGCATGCTGCTTTCTCACGACAAATCGCTGATCGGTCCGCTAACTGAGACGCTCAGCCTCCGAGATATGTACGATCTCATTGAGGTGATCAGGATCGATGGCTACAATGATCGCATGATCGAGGCGCACCGTAAAAGGAGCCAGCGATAAATGGCTACTGTAATCGACCAGCTCGTTGTTGAATTTTCCTTAGATCCAAGGAAGTTCACAGAGGCTCAGCGCCAACTTTTGGACGCGTTCAAAAAGTCCCAAGATCGAGCGGATGAGTTCAGCAAGCGGATCGATGCGCAGGGAATGAAGATGACCGAAATCTTCAGCACCCTAAAAAAAGGAATCATGGGAACGATCGGAGCGTTCGGCGGCTATGAAGCGATGGCCATCATCAACCACCTCAACAACATGGATGCTGCGACGGGAAGGTGGGCGAAGACGATAGGAACAAATGTTCAGAATTTGTCGACTTGGCAGGGCATGATCCGACAGGTCGGAGGATCGGCCGAAGAGGCGATGGCAACGATGTCGGCGCTGCAAGGGGCAATTAATAATGTCGTGGTCGGGAATGGCATGGTTGATAATAAGTTTGGTTTTCTGCTGAATCAAATAGGAGGATTGCAAGGGAAAAACGCAGATCAGATTCTTCGTCAACTTCAGGCTTATTTCACCGAACAGATCAGCGCTGGTCGAATGTCGCCGAGTATGGCGGCGACAGAAATGTCTTGGATCCCAGGCATGAATCAGAACATGATCAATGTCATGTTGTCCGACCTGAAAAAGTTGGAGGAGGCGGCTAGAGCGGCTGGACTTGCGACCAAACAGAGTGCTGATGAGGCGATTCGATATCAGGAAAGCTTGAACAAGCTCAGCCTTTCGGCGGAGGGTCTTGAGCGGGTATTAACCATTAAGCTGACTCCGTCGCTGACGACGTTTCTTGATCGAACGAAACAGATCATCCAAGAACTTAGTCAGGGGAAATTTATTTCTCCGGACAGTTGGCTTGGAAACTTTCTTCGAACGCACAGACCGCATTATGTCGGTCGTGGCGCGCACAGAGATCCGGCGTCAGATATTCCGACATCCCCAACAACTCGACATTATGGTCGTGGAGCTCAGGGCACCCCTCCTTCTGAACTTCCAGCCACGACCGCGCCTGCTGCTACCGCGCCAGCGCCTTCTCCTGACGAATCAAATGCGCCAGGAGTGCGTTCGACCGCAGCAGATCGCGAGGCATGGATACGCAATTTTGCCGGCATGTTGGGCATTGATCCAGACACCGCTCTGCGGGTTTCTAGATCGGAGGGGTTCGGAAACTTTAAAAGCTCAATCCCAGGTGAGCAATCGTTCGGTGATTTTCAATTGCATATTACCCCGAATGGCAAAGGAAATGCGGTAGGGGACGAATTTCTGAAGCAAACTGGACTTGATCCGACAGATCCGGCGAACGAAAAAGCCATGGACATGTTTGCTCTGAAATGGGCCGCAGCGCATGGTTGGGGAGACTTTCACGGAGCAGCTAACACTGGAATTGGTACTTGGCAGGGTATTGGCGCCCGCGGCGCGGCCGCAACGCGCGGTGGTGGCGGACGCCAATCCAGCAATACGACATCGACAGAGGTGAATATCGGTAGCATTGTCGTCAATGCCCCGAACGCAACTGATGCTGACGGCATCGCGCGCGAGATCGGCCCGGCGATGAAGCGGTCGGCGATCACGTCCCCAGCAAATTCAGGGCTGGTGTGACATGGCAGATGTGCCGCAACTTCCCGGCGTGCCGGACCTCTCGAGCTACAGCGTTAGCGATATCGTGCTGCTGGCGGCCGACGTAGCGACGGCGATATTTGGCGGCTCGTTCGGGTCACCGTGGGGCATCTTCCTCGATGGCGAACAGGCATTCGAGTACAATTCCGTGGTCGATTTCGACTACAAGCAGGATTTCCCGGTATCGGACTATCAGCTCGAGGACGGCGGGTTTCAAAGCTACGACAAGGTTCAACTGCCGTTTGACGTTAAGGTCCGCGTGGCCTCCGGAGGTGCGGAATCCGATCGCGAGGCGCTTCTAACCTCGGTGCGCGCGGCCGCGAATACTCTCGATTTGTACGAGGTGGTTACCCCAGAGCAAACCTACGAAAGCTGCAACATCACGCATGTGGATTTCAAGCGCACGGCAACGAACGGCGTCGGCCTGATCGTGATCGACATCTGGTTCGTTGAGATCCGGGTCACATCGACGTCGACCTATTCGAACACGCAACAGCCGGCGGTGGCGGGTCAACAGAACACGGGCAGCGTGGCGCCGACAACTCCGTCGAGCTCAGTCACCCAGGGCCTGACGGACAGCAGCGGCAACTCATTGGTGCAATGATGTCCCAGGTCATCCCCGTCCAGCCGATCCCGAACCAAACCTTTCAGGTCCAGGTCGCGAATCAGCCGTGCGTAATCGAACTCCAGCAACTCGCCTACGGGATGTTTATGACCCTGTTCGTCGGCAATTCGTTGGTGGTCGGCGGCGTGATTTGCGAAAATCTCAATCGGATCGTGCGTGACGTCTATTTCGGATTCGTCGGTGATTTTTGCTTTCTGGACACCCAGGGCGGCAGCAATCCATCCGATCCGGTGTTCACCGGCCTCGGAACCCGCTATCAATTGATCTATCTGGAGACGACCGACCTGCCTGGAGGCTGACATATGGTCATCATCACCGGCGGAACGACCGACACCTCAACGATCGCGCCTCAACCTCCATTCCAGGGCCAGCAGAGCTTCGTCCAGCGCCTGATCGAATTGACGATCTCGCTCCAGGCAAATCAGCAGACCAACCAACCGAATAAATTCGCCGGGACTGATTCCGATACGATCACGCTATCGGGTTTCCGAACGTCGGTTCGAATCGAGAACAGCGGCGGCGTCGATTGTAGCGCCACCGTCTCGATTTATGGACTGACGCCGAACTTGGTCAACCAGCTTTCGACGCTCGGCATGATCTTCGATATGATCCAGAAAAATAGCATCACGATTTCCGCGGGCGACGCGCAGGCTGGGCTGACGCCGGTGTTCACGGGTACGATTGCCTTCGCATTTCCGGACTTCAGCGGGATGCCGCAAGTAGCCATGCATTTCGAGTGCCGGACCGGGCTGATCGCCGGAACGGTGCCGATCCCCGCCTCGAGCTTTCCGGGCTCGACCGACGTGGCAACAATCATGGCCGGATTTGCCCGGCAGATCCCGGCCCGATTCGAAAATAACGGCGTCACGATCCAACTTCCGTCGAGCTATTTCCCCGGGACGCTGCGGGATCAGATCCGGGAATGCGCCGAGCACGCGCATATCAACGCCGAAATCCTGCCTGGCAGCGGGGGACAGCAGGTCCTGGCGATCTGGCCGATCGGCAGCCAGCGCAACACCAACGGACCAGTCCCGCTGGTGTCGAAGGATACCGGCATGATCGGCGCGCCGAGCTTCGCGCCCAACGGCTATGCGGTCGTGAAATCGCTATTCAACCCACAGATCGCATTCGGCGGTGTCATCCACATCACCTCCGTCTCGGTCCCTCAGGCCAATCGAGACTGGGTGGTGCAGCGGCTATCGCTGGCGCTTGATTCATTGGTGCCGAAGGGACGCTGGGATGCGTCGATGATCTGCTATCCCAAGGGCTTCGCAGCGCCAGTCCCGCCGCAGGGAGGCGGGATGTGAGCGACACCACATTCGGCTATGGCCACGAAACCCCCAACGATTCGGGCTCCGACTATCGATCGGTGCTGTTCCTCGCGCGGCAGGTCGTCGCCAAGATCTCGACCATGACACCGGTGAAGGTGCTGGCGGTCACCGCAGGCGCGGGAACGCCGCCAGCGGCTGGCACGGTGGACGTCCAGCCGCTCATTAGCCAGATTGACGGCAATGGCTATGGGACGCCCCACGGGACAGTGCATGGCATCCCATGGTCGCGGATCCAGGGCGGAAAAAACGCCATCATCTGCGACCCGGTGGTGGGGGATATCGGGTTTATCGTCGCGGCAAGCCGGGATATGTCCAAGGTCAAGAATACCAAGGCGGCGGCATTGCCGGGCTCGCGGCGCCGGTACAACCTCGCGGATAGCGTCTATGTGGGCGCCATCCTGAACCCGGCCCCGACCTGCTACATCCAGTTCACAGCCGACGGTCATTTCAAGTTCGTCGACGTCGACGGAAATATGGTAGTCAGTTCCTCGACGGGATGGTCGATCACGCCGAAGTCCGGCCAGCCGGTGACCATCAACGGAGCGCTCGTGGTGACGAACAACCTTCAGCTCGGCGGGACGATCACAAGCGAGGCGGGCGGAACGTATTTCGGCAACATCGTTCTCACCGGTACGGTCACAGCGGCCGACGTCATTGCTGGGGGCAAGAGTGGCGCAACCCACGAGCACTCCGATCCGCAGGGCGGCACCACGGGACCGCCGATATGAGCGCTTCGACCACCCTTTTGCTGGACAGAACAACCTGGGATCTCACGCTGGATGCTTCAGGGAACATCGCGGTCGCCAGCGAGCCATACTCCCTTGCGCAAGATGCCGCCTCGGCGATCAAGACATTCATCGGCGAATGCTATTTCGACACCACGATCGGCATCGATTACCTCGGCATCGTCTTCGGCGGCAATCCCTCCCTGGCGCAGATCAAGGGGCTGTTCGTTGGCGCCGCTCTGACGGTACCGGATGTCGGCTCCGCCATATGCTTCATCTCGTCGGTGAGCGGCCGATCGATTTCCGGCCAAATCCA